GCATTATCATCTTCTCGCAATTCAATAAAAACTGAATCGCCGACTTCCATATCGCCCCATGCGTATTGTGAACCTCTGCCCCTGATATCTTCAGGGATAGGAACTCCTTTTTCTATATTAAATTTCATTAGTGTATATCCTCGATTTTAATAAGTTTATTATCTTCTAAGTATTTTTTCCAAAACATAAAGACTAGAGCGGGGTCGTTGACCCCCTCTAGTTGCTCACAGCCTTGTGCTATCATAAGGTCGGCTAGCTCTTGTGCTAGCTCATTCTCATGTGCTTTGCTGAATACAGCTTCCCATAGTCTACCTAGTAGATTCGCAGGTATTCTATATTCGTCCACTATGCCGCCCTCGATAGAGCCATATCTAGTGCTTTAGCTTTTCTATTAGCTCCTGCACCAAACCAAGCACTATGTAAAGCATTACCTTTTACTTGCGAAGTCCTAAGGTGGTCTTCGACATAGGTAACAGCATTAAATGCACCCCACCATGTTTCTTTAGCTGATTTAAGGTTTGCACCTGGAGAGTTGTAATACCCTTCCATAGCTAATGCAGGGAACTTATTAAGTTTCTCCGCTAATGGTTCTTGTATACCGACTGCTTTACCTTCTGAACGTAATTTTTCTTCTAGTTTATATTGCATAAGCATATCTGGTTGATATATTTCTGCAACGTAATCTATTACGTCAGAATGTTTAGCTTTCGCTTTAGATAGAGTTGTAGCATATTGCTGAAACTCTTGCATTTTAGATTTAGATAAACCTAGTGCCTCTTCTGCAGTTTTAACAACTTGGTCATTGAAATCTCTAACATGCGGCACTCTAAAGTGATTACCTGCTTGTTCTAGAGCCAATGTAAGTGTGTTATTACAAACTACTCTTATAGGCGTTAGTTTTATCGTCATCGATTTACCTGCTACGTGTGGTTGATTAATTAAGAGATAACCTCCTATTTCATCACCACCAGCAAGTTCAAAGTCATCTGAGATTTTAGCTAAACCCCAAATTTCTTTACCGTTTCTTAAACTACCTGCAGTTTCCATGGTCATATCACCAGCTTCTGTAAAGCGTTTAAAAAACTCAAATACCCTCTCGTTTTGGAAAGGAACATAGTTCTTCCCGCAATGCGAAAGTATTGTATTGTCGCTGTCACGAACAATATGGTAGGTATCTTCAGCTTGAATTAACCCCACGTTGTCGCTCCAGTCTGGAGTATCGATAGTGTAGCTTGGACGTTTACTAACAGTCCAGTTTAACTCTGCCGCCTCCAACATTTGCAATGGCGTAAGATTAGACTCTACCTTAACACCTAGTTTGTGCCAAGGGACATCGTTTGCCCACGCTATTGTTTCTATATTATGTGCCATATAATTTCTCCTTTCTGATAGTTCATATGGTTGTAAGCCCCACGCTTACCCTTATAATAGTATATAACAACTTTACGAAAGTAAAGCACTAGTAAGAGCAGTCCAGTCGTAGGGAACGGTGAGAGTTAGAAGAGCTTTATGATTATATCCACCTTTTACTAATTCTTTAATTCCTGTTAGGCTGTCGATATGGTAGAGTTTGATTTCATCATTTTTTCTAGCCATGACGAATACTTGTCCTCCATGCATTGCACGTTTAGTTAACCATGATACTTGCATGGGTCGTAGAGTGAGTTTATTTCCTGAATGTATTTCTTTTAGTTCTATCCAAAATTCTTTGCCCCAACCACAACCGTTAACGTCGGGCACACCTGCACCTGTCATACCTGTTTCAATACGCTGTAGGTGAATATCTTTTAGGTTTTCTCTTAATAAGAGCCAGAGATTCTTTTCTTTAGCCATTCTTCGTGTCTGAATAAATCTGGTTTTCTAACATTTTCTTGATAGTATTTTTTCGAATAAGCTGCACGTTTTTTCCTAGCTTCTTTATTAGTTCTATATTTCTTTTTTTGTCTTTCATTTATTTTTTCTTTATTTTTTTGCATATATTTTGTATTTTTAACACGAATACTTACTTTCTGGTCTTCTGTTAAGTTAGCTAGATATTTTTTAGATTGTTGAGATGCATAAGATTCATCATGGTGTTTATCGTATTCTTCTACAAATGCTTCTAAACCTGCTATAACAACTCTAGCTTCGTGTTCATTTCTATCTTGCACATACCGTTCATGGTTAGCTTCAGCTATAGCAAATATATCTGGGTCAACGTGGTAGTCATCAACTACGAACCTTCCATTACCTGTGACATGCGTTTCATCATGTTTGATAGAGTTTTCAACTGTAGTAAAACCTCTCGGTCCTCCTGAACAGTCAAGTTCTTTATAAATATCTTTTCTATCTAAACAATTAGCTTTTATTAAACATTTTCTACTACAATACTTTCTTTTCTTCCCTGTAAGTGGGTTATCACATTTCGGTAAAGCACATCGTAGGTATGTTACTTTCTCTTTTTTAGACATACCTATAGGGTAAAGTAGATTAACGCCAAAGTAAAGCAGTAAAACGACGAAATTAGCTTTCTGTTTAATCTAAGCCGTTTTAAGCCCTGACTATATCTTCTAAGGCTAAACCCTTAACTACCTCGTCAAAACGCCTTAGGTGGCGTCTAGTGAGACCGATTTTTCCGATATAGCTTAAAATTTAGTATTTCCAGTCCCAACCGCTATGTGGTACTACTGATTGATTATTTCTAATAGTTTTAATACTTTTAGTCTTTAACCATGCATTATATTCGGCTGTTATTTCTTCCATATCATTAAAAGTAGAGTTGAGTTCATTCCATTTATTACGTGCAACTTGCGTTCCTAGATAATAATCGCCGTCACCTAACTTACAGCGTGTTACAATTTGCCATACACGTTGTTTTGTTAAATCGTATGCTTCTGCTAATTCGAGTAGAGTGATATCTTGTTTTAGCCACTCCTCATACATCATTGCATATTTTTCTTGACTTTCTGCTTTCTTCTTTGGTGTTATACCTCTCATAGAGTTATCTCCTTAACTTTGCCCCAAGATTGACCAAGCTCTGCGTCGACTAGTAGAGGAACTGCGATTTTTACACAGTTTTCCATAATCTCTATAACTTTTTTAGCCTGAGCATGATTTTCGATAGATATGTCTACCTCATCATGTATTTGCAAGTGTGGGACTATTCCTTCCTTCCATAAGTCTATCATAGCTAGTTTAGTCATATCAGCCGCAGAGCCTTGTATCAAACGGTTGAGTGCTTTATAAGTAAATGAACGTTTAAGTTCATCGCCGTATTTATTTATTGCGTCATCTTTTGCTAGCGGTGTAGTTCTTTCAAATTTACTTTCCCATAAATCGAAACGACACCTACGTCCTCCTATAGTTTTTATAAATCCTTTTAAATTCGCTATCCGAGTGCATTGGTCTTGTAATGCTTTTATAAACGGAACTTTTTCATGATACTGTTGAAATAATTTTTCTGCTTCAAATTCATCTAGTCCTAGTTCTCTAATTAATTTTTCTTTACCCATACCATAGCTTAATCCTAGATTAATCGTTTTAGCTTGTTTACGTGGTATATTTGCCATATCTGCAACTATTTGGTGAAAGTCTGCATTATTTTCTGTATACTGTTGTACAGCTTCTTGTGAGCCACGTAGACTCATTTCGTTGGCGTAATGCACCGTAAGTCTAGGCTCTTGTTGTGAGTAGTCAAACGCTCCCCATTCACAGCCTTCTTCTGGTATAAATAATGACCGTATTAAATTACCTATTTCTGGGTCACGAGCAGGGACTTGTTGTAGATTAGGATTACTATAACTAAATCTACCACTGACTGTGCCACCCCTGTCGTTACGCATAGGGTGAGCCTCTGCATGTATACGACCGTTAAATACATGGTCGCCTATCATTTTATCAATAAACGTAGTTCTCGCTTTATTTAACTTTCTAGCCCTGACAATTAGTTTAGGCAACTCGTGTTCATGTCCTTCTAACCACTGTCTTTGAAAACTAGGTGTGCCTTTTTCTGTACGTGGATACCACAAATCGTTTTTATCGAATATGTTTTGTAATGAAGCGTTAGCCCATAAATTTACATCACTACCATATTTCCTTTTTATTTCTACTTGTATAAGTTGTTCTTCTTTAGATAATCGACTACTAACTTCATCTGCTTTATTAGTATCGACTCTTACACCCCTCCATCGCATTTCAATGAGTAGAGGTATTAGGCTAAGTTCCATATATAAAACTTTTTCTAAATCTTGTTCTTTTATTTGTTCTTCTAATTTATGCCACAACTTATAAGTAAGTATGGCATCTTGTTCACCATAAGGTCCAACATATTTTGCTGGTAACCTATACATTTCGCTTTTAGGATTACATCCATATGCAAGTGCAGCGTCTTGTAATAATGTTTCGTCTTTAGTTTCGTTACACCAATCTTTACCTAAACTATCTAGCGAGTACGAAAATCTATTTTCATCTAGTAGAGGGGCGGCAATGATAGTATCAAGGATTGTACCTTGTATATCAATGCCTTCCCTTTTTAACCACCCAACATCATACAGAGAATTATGAAAGATTACTTTGCGTTGAGTAGATAAAACATTTTTTAACCACCTTAATACAATACCTTCATCTAAATTACCACCACCTTTATGGCGTATAGGAAAATATCCATGCCAATCTTTTGTAGCAATACCTACACCAACAATATGACCATTACCTGTAGCCCAACCTGGACCATTAATAAGTAGATTAGGGTCATAAGTCTCAAGGTCTATGGCTACCGTTTCATCAGTAACAAACTGTGGAAACACATCAGGCACAGACCAAGAGCTTTCGGGTTTAAATAAAGGACTTTGCAAAATCACTTTTTCTTTTTAGGTGCTTTTCCGCCTACCCATGCTTCATTAACATCGGGAGTAGATTTATCGTCAGCGACGTATCTTCCTTTTTTAGTTCTAGCACGTTTTGGTTTTGTTGTGATAACTTCAGCTTCATCTATAGGTTTTAGTTCTACTGTTGCCTCATCTATTGCAGCATCAATTACTTCTGCTTCTTTTAAAAGTTTTTTAGCATGTTCAACTTCTAGATTTTCCTGTGTTGGTAATCCTAAGAAACCTTTTAGTTTATTCCAAAAACTCATATATCCTCCTCGTCTACGTCGTTATAAGATTCTGTTATTTCTTGTGGTTCATCTGTAGTTTGAACAAGTATTTCTTGTTCTACTAGTAAAAGATATCTACGTAAATCACGTATATCGTCTAATAGACCTGCCTCGCCACTATATACTTTACCCGCTTCGAAGATATCCCAACCATGTTTTTCAGATTGATGTTCTATCCTATCGAACTTACGAGCAAGCATCATAAAGGCACCGACACCGCCACGTCTTTTCCAAGAATCGCCGTAAGATTGTTCCGCTCGTTGTAGAGCTTGTAAATCGTTTTGAGCAACTTCTTTCATGAGATTAAAATCTGCACTCATGTTATTCTCCTTTTTCCGCATGGTTATTTCTACGCTCTTCTCGGGTGCGGAGCCAACTAAGACAAGCGTTTTTCCAATCTTTTGGAATTATATAATCACAGTGTGCGTATGCTTCCTCATACTTTCCTGATTTATATAAATAATAAGTAATTGCCATAGGCACTGCAATATCTCTATAACAGGGGTTTACCCAATTAGCAGCACCTATGATATCTGCAGGGTGGTAATTAAAAAATCTATCGTGTTCCCAGTCTAAACAATCATGTTCTATAAATAAATCACTAGATTGGTAATTAGAAAATGTTTCGTAAATATTTTCAAAAGGTGTATAAACATCTATAGATAAATGTTTAACTTTATCCCATACCTCGTTAAGATAGACATGAAAACTATCACTAACTTGTCGATATACGCCAACGGGTACACCAAGTCTATGTGCAACAAGTTCTTGTAGCACTGACATATGTACCACGTTAGCACCATACGCACCCCATAGCATATCGTTAGACCTATTACAAACAGTCATATTTAATTTATTATCTCTTATCTTAAAATAAATATTAGTATTACAAGGCACGTCTTTACTGACTCTAGCTAAATCTTTATTTGGGTCCCACATCTGTAATACTGCACGTCTATCGTCTGGGTTTTCTTTAAGAAGTTTTACAATCATGTCTATTTGGTCTTTATGAAAATATTTTCTCCACCTATAACCATAAGCACCCCACAAAGTTTCTCCGTTATCTGAAAAGTCAGACATACTTGCAACATAATAAGTTAATGATTTTAAATCGTTTCTGCCTGCTAACATCCACATGCTCTCTATAAAGTGAAAGAAAGGATTTGCATCTCTTGCTTCTATAAGACATACTCTTTCTGTTGGTTTTAAATAAACAGTAGTGACAGGGTCAACACATTCTAATGTTTTACCGTTTCTACTATCTTGTTCGATATAATTTGTTTCATCTTGAAATAAATCAATGCCTCTTAAAATAGCGTCGTTTACGTTTCTAACTTTTATTACTCTCATACACCCTCCACTAATGGTAAATTTTCATTATAATTATACATAGACCTCGTTCTCCCCTCTCCTTTATAAATACGAGAATACTTATCAAACTCACATAGACCACCCTCTATTTCTCTCATCTCATAAGGCAAATCATTTCTAAAAGTTATGTGCACTGGTAGTTCTTGTATTGCTATATCGTATAGAGCTACCATTTCACTACACCAATCATGACTACGCTGACAAAAATCTAATGGTCTACCTGTTAATCTATTTAGTCCTCGCATAGCTCCTGGACCTGCATTAGCCCATGAATATCTATCGTTTGCTCCTTGTAGTAGGTAAGTAAATCTTAAATCTGTAACAACTTCGTACGCCATGAACGGTCCCATATATGGATATTCTCGTAATAAATTCCAACAATACTCTAAAGAGCTTTCGTTATTATCTCTACGTTTTACAAGTTTTTTTATCATATAATCTTTACGTTCCCACATATGAGTTATACATTCCGCTACACCTGTAACTTTGTCCATACCGTTTGGGGACTTTACTATATACGCTCCTGTAACCCATTTATCTTGTTTAGTTATTTCTTCTATCGCTTTTTTCCTATCCCAATTTTTAAGTAGGTCGTTTTTTATTAACGTTCTGCCTGTGGGTATCCAATTAAACCAACGGAAAATAACCGTAGCCATAAGTACGTCATTGTCTTCACGCATAGGCTCTCGTATATGTTTTTTAAACCAACGAGTTGTTCTGTCTTCTTCGCGAAAAACTTGACAGAACTTATATTGCTGAAGTATAGGGTCATCAGTCCAAGGAGGTGGGAAGTTCTGGACTTCTTTTTGTAGTCTGATGTTTTCCCTCTCTACTTGCCAATACAAGTACCTATCAAGTTCCTCTTGAATAAACATTACTTTTTACGCAACACCCATGAACAGTTATTCGCTACTTCTGGATAAAATGTAGCCGCAACAACTCTTAAAAATTGTCTGCCGTATCTATTTTCTAACATATTAAATTGTTGTGGAGTCCATCCCACATTAGGAATTTTCATAGCTTTCTTTAAATTAGGCATTTGTATAAATGTTCCTGTAACAGCTTCTATAGTAAAGTTTCTTTCTAATTCATCTTTTAATTCTTGAAAACCCCACTCATATACGTGGTCTTCAGGTAGCTTATCGTTAGAGCCGTCGTGGTTAGGTGTAGACACAAAACCCAAAGCTCCAGGACGCATCACCCTAGCTACATCATCAAGCCATGGAGCTATAAACTGTCTACCCATATGTTCAATAACTTCAGTAGACCAAAAGAAATCTATACTTTCGTCCTCTAATTTAAATACAGGGTCGACTGTTAAATCTTGAATTACTATTGTTGGATTAAAATTCTGAAACCATGTAGATTCCATAATCTTACCTCCTGCGTTTGACCAATAAGGTAATTCCATTTCACAGGCAGGGTCTATATCAGTGCCATAAAAAGAAGCTATAACATCTGTCTTTTTAATAACATACGCTTTATATAGACTTCTTAAAGCCCAACACTCACCGCAACCCACCTCAAAGGTGTTAAGCGGTCTGCCTAATCTTTTTGCTTCTTCTATACATAAAGAAGCTATTTTATCAAAACGACTCATATGAGCTATCTCATCTGGTCGCCAGTTAGCTAATACACCCGCACTAGCTATATCCATTCTTGTGTTTTTACTGTCGTTTTCATTGACAAGTAATTTTTTTCTAATTGAAGACATAAGTCCCTCCTTTCTTTTAATTAATATACTTTACTTTTTATTACAAAGTAAAGAACTTTATATTTGAAAACACCGTGTTGTTTTTGGCTCTATCAAATATAGGTTTTCTTTTGCCCTAGTCATACCAACATAGAACACCCTATTTTCATCATCAGGATTTTTCTGATAATTTTTATAAACTCTTGTAGTTATATCAGTAAGTAATACAACGTTTGTAGCTTCACCGCCTTTTGCCGCATGTATTGTAGATAATCTTATACGTGGCTCTTTAGTTATTTTTTCTCCTCTACGTAACATTGCTCTTATATAACTAATTTCTGCAGGTCTTAGTAGAGTAAAAACATCGTACCACTCACCTATGGGTAAATCTGGAAACTGTTCTTTCAAAGAAGTTAAGTTGGGTTTTGCTGATGTTTCAAGTAAATCTAACTTTTTAAAATCTTTTACTTTGATATATTTAAGAATATTAGCACATTCTGTTAACGGTAATCTTGCACCTTTCCTTAAACGTTGCCAATTTATAACAGCTCTTACTTTGCTTTCGGGTAGACTTGTTTTACCTTTTACCTCAAAAAACCAGCCCTCGTTTCTACAATACTCATCTACTTCTTCAAGCAAATAGTTTGTTCTAGCTAATACTAGCCAATCGCCTTTTTCCATGTTTAATAAAGTTATGCTTGGCTCCCACCTCACAAGACCTTGTTCTTTTTTAGGATGCCATACTTTATGAATACGTGAGCTAACTTGGGATATACAACGTTTCGCATACTCATGAACGCTAGAAGGTATCCTATACGATTGTTCTAATACCATAGCATTAGAACTATTACTGATTAAATAATCCACGTCTGCTCCTGCCCATTTATAAATAGCTTGGTCATCATCACCCGCTACATATATACGTTTTGCATTATCTGCTAGTTTACGTACAACAGCCCATTGCACAGGTGATAAATCTTGTGCCTCATCTACAAACATAACGTCTAATTTTGGTATGGTTCCCTCGTGTATAAATTTATGTAACATATCTGTATAATCAACTAACAACTTATCTTCTTTAAATAATTTTAGTCCTCTAGCATATCTTTCTAATTCAAACCAACCCACAGCTTCATCTACATCGTGCCATTGTTCTTCTAACGAAACATAACGCATACGTGCTAAATTTTCTATAAAAGCTAATCGGTCGTCGTGGGTCATAGCGAATAAATGTCCGTCCTCAGATTGAGTTCGACCTGTTAATTTTAAATTTAATTTTTCATTTAATTCTTGTACATCTTGTGGACCCATGACGTTTTCTCTAGTTAATCCTAGTTGTCTAAACGCTAATGAATGTAATGTTCTAAAATAAGGAAGTTGTGTGTTTGTTATGCCAAACTTATTCATAGCTCTTTCTTTACCTTCGTTGACTGCTTTACGGGTGAATGTAAAAAAACCTATGTCTGAAGGCTCTGTTCCTGTATCAAGTTCTTTTTCGATTAAATCTAGTAAAGTAGTCGTTTTTCCTGTTCCTGGTGGTCCAAGAATAACTTGTGTATGGCTAGGTAATGTCATATTCCTGTCCTAAATGTAAGGTTGATTCTTTCTTCTGCCTCTAACATATCAGGCACAGCATGAGTAGATTTCATTTGACTATGTCCATCAAATACTAATACGTCGCCGTGTTCTAGAATATAGGTATCTTCTTTTATTAAAAAATTTTCTATTTTAGTTTCTATCTCACTAGTTTCAGTTTTTTGTTTTATATCATTTTGGTAATGTCGCCATGTAAATACTCTAGGTGCTCCAAAAGATATAGAAACAACTAAGTCATCTAATGTGGGTACGGTGTCGCTGTGGTGGGGGATACCTTTGCCATCAACACCATAATACCCACATAGACAAAACGAAAAATCAGCTCGTAAATCATATTCTCGTAATAACATATACTCAGTTAATGTTTTAATTCTAAAAATACGGTGGTTATCTGTCCACAAGCGTCCTTTATATTTTTTGCCTGCATAGGCAAAAGTATTTCCATAACCAACTGTTTTTCTACCTAAAACTTTATGACCATTGAACTCACGTATAGTAGGTTCATCCCAGTCAGTAATAACAGGGTTTTCATTTTTGAAATATCCTTTTTTAAAATCTATCATATTTTCGTATCGTTAAACTCTGGTAAATCGTGGGGCTCATTTTGAGTTTCGAATTCATTAATATACCATACGTTTACACCTTTGCCTTTTATATTGAAAAAATAAGGCTCACCGTCAAGCTGTTTTAATTTAGATGTTAGCCTATTTCTTTGGTATTCTTTAAAATTATTTCTATGTAAGTAATCCATTAAATCTGCTAATCTAAAATATGTTTTACCTTTATTTGTCCATGGTTTATGTAATAATAATTCATCTCTTTCTCTAGCAGGTCGTTCTGTACAAAAAGCTTCTAATAGCTCCATAAAATGTCCTTCGGTAGAACTTTCTTTAGGCACTTCTACAATAGTAATAACGTCTAATAGCTGTTGTATAATCTGCCTCCAGACGTTATCTTTTACTTTAGGTGGTATTTTATTAAGAGCGTCCATACATTTACGCTGAAACCTGTTTTGATTTAGTAGGTCATCTGTTTCTAGTTCTAACCTGCCGCCCTCTACATCTAAAAACCATATCGGTGGGTCACTATCTTGTTTTGTAAGATTACTAAATAAAGGTGTGCCACCATTTGCTCCTATACCGAACTTACGAGTTCGACATAGCGGACTATTACAATGACTTGCTATAGGTTGGTCATTACATCTATAAAAATAATCTTTACGTTTTAATTGTTTTACAACTGTTAGAACTTCTTGTGCACCTAAAGGTGGCTGCATATATTGAATATTTATATCTTCTAATCTTTTTTCCCAATCGTCTGCGTATTTTTTACGCAAGAATACACCAACGTTGAACAATCCTGAATTACGTGTGCCTTTAGGAAAACCCTGTACAACTAAATGTTGTATGCATGGTGGTGCTTGGTCTAACCATTCGTGTTGTTCGTTTAAAGGACTAGCTTCTAATAGTTCTAGTGTTTTTGAGTTTATTTGTATTTCTTCTATACGCTCTATAAATTCTGTTGGAGTAAGTGCTTGTCCCTGTATACCGTAAGCATATCTTGTTGAGTTTTCACCACCAAAATAAGGCATATTTAAAGTGCTGCCCCTATCACCTCTATCTAATAATAATTTAGTTTGTTTAGGAAATATTTCTGCCTGACCATAACCTATAGCAGCAGCAATCTGTCTCAGTTTTCTTTGCAACATAGATGCGGGGACAGGGTCTATCATAAATAAATATATATGAGCACCACCACTTTTACTCCTACAAATTATTAATGGTAGTTTTTGTTTTGCTAATTTAATAGCTAATTGTTTTAAATCTAATTGGTATTCGTCAACATCTATAGCCCCCCACACACACTCGTTATTTTCATTTATGGGGACTATCCCTAAACTTTGTTGACCCGATAGATGTTTTGTCCATAAGTCTAAAACATCACTATCTTCTAAATCTTTAGATATAGTAATATTTTTACCACTGGCTTTGCCGTCCTCTCTAGTTTCATTTGTAGAAGTAAACGTTCCGTATGCAGAACGTAGTCCTGCATACTTCTTAGCGAACGTTTCAGCTAACGACATGGCTACAAAGTAACAGAGTCGTCTAGCTGTTCTTCTTTAACCTCAACCTCACCTGCTCTCGCTGCAGACATAAATGTTTTAGCAATTTGTGCATCTTCGATAACAGTAGGATTTGCTTGGCTTATGCTAAAGCTATTCCAAGTACCTTTATCATTAGATTGAGTTGTTGTTGAAAGAATATAGTTATAAGCAAACATAGGTGCTTCTACATGCTTTCCTGCAGAGGTTTGTACTCTAGCCATTCTCATCATAGTTAACCATTTACGAGCTACACCTAATTGTGTAGAAGTAAATGCAAGAACTGCTTGTTGAGGCTCTGGCTCTAACACCAACACATAAAACTGTGCTGTTTCAACTATTTCGTTTCCTTCAGGTGTATAAAATCTCCTAGATTCAGGGTCTTTTTTACATTTATTAAGGATAGAAATATCGTGGTTAGCGTTGACCAAACCACCGCCTTTTTCTCTAGGCACCCATTCTATGTATTTTTTAGTATAAGCACATGGAACAATAGTTATTCCTTTAGCACCGTCATAAACACTATTTGTCACAGTGTTAAACAAGTCACCTGCACTTGCACCTTCTACATAGCTACCATTTGCTTTATTAAGCTGTGGCGACATGGGTTGTAAAACTCTGATAAAAGGAATTGCAAAATCCTCTACCGTAGTTTCTTCTAGACCAGTCCCTTCTGATAATAAAGTATCATCGAAAGCGACTACGTTTGTTGTAGCTTTAGGGGCTACATTTTTATCTTCATCAATCATGTTTTACTCCTTTTTGATGATAGCCTTAGTGCCTATATAGACACCAAAAGGCTCGGTTGGAACATCATTCCCTGTAGTTAATTGCTCTTTTACAAAAGCTTTTAAGGTAGAGGGATGAATACTCTGTTTTACCTCTGGTGATAGACCACGAGATTTAAGTGCTAAAACAGTTTCATCTACTATAGCACTCTCACCACGAGCGAACTTTAAAGATACTTCGTTCTTTATAATACCCTCGTGTCCGTTATCTACTAACCATTGGTATGCCTGTTGCTGATTAGCCTTAGATATATGAGCACTATAGAACTCGTTTATAGATATCTTTTCTCCAGAGGATAAAGTTATCTGCGAGAGTCCTGCTTCTGACATGGCGTCAGGTAACTCTTGTTCTTGACATAATCGCAATTCTTCTTTTTTAGCTTTTAAGTTTTCTTCAATACTCGCAACTTCATCTGATAGACGTAGTTGTTTTTCAGCTAAACTAGAAACGGTGTTTAATTCATTATCAGTGACATTACTCTCCCATGAGTCGGGTTCGCTATTACCAATAAGTTCTTCAAATGTAGGTTTATTCATCTAATTCTCCTTTCTGATGTATATCTATATCTACAGGATAATACAAGCCTTCTTGTTTATCCCATTTTAATATACTATATTTACCTCGATTAAAAAATGCAGCTAATGAACACGCCACACCTATAGCGGCAGGGTCTCCTATCAACAATAAGTAATCACCTTCTTTATAATCTTGTAGAAGTTTTTTCATTCTACGTACCGAAGGTCCAGAGCTTAACATAATTTGTGCATTAGAAGGTAACAAGACTTCAAAGTCGCCGTACTGTCTAGCACCTGCGATATTTCGTCCCGCTACTTCTTGAACAACATATACTGTCATTTTTTTCTCCTTTCTTATTTCTAGGCTTTTAATTTATAATAGAGTAATACCAAAGTAAAGCTATTAGTATTATTAATTTTAAAAATATTTATTTTCACAGAAAAATATTTTATAAATAACTAATATATCTAATAGAGTAATAGATTTCTAAATCAAACACTCTACTAAACGGACTAAAAGATTATTATTTTGGTCTTTAAACTCTATTAGTTTTACTATATTATTATTACTAGAAATTAGAAAGTAAATGGAAATTAAATATAAATTTAAAACTAAGCCTTATAAACATCAGTTGCAGGCATTACAAAAATCGTGGAGAAAACACGAGTATGCCTATTTTATGGAAATGGGTACAGGTAAATCTAAAGTGCTTATTGACAATATAGCTTTATTATATGATAAAGACGCTATTAACTCTGCAATTATAGTAGCACCGAAAGGCGTATATAGAAATTGGTTAGAAAAAGAAATACCAACACATATGCCAGACCATGTAGAATATAAAATGGCTATATGGAATCCTGCACCTAATAAAAAACAAAAGAAAGATTTAGTAGATTTGTTTGAACCATGTTTCGAACTTAAAATACTTATTGTAAATGTAGAAGCTTTTAGTACGAAGAAAGGTGTTACTTTTGTAGAAAAATTTATACGTAGTTCTAACACACTTATAGCTGTAGATGAATCTACTACTATTAAAAATCCGAAAGCACAAAGAACTAAAAATCTACTTAAACTTGCAATTAATACAAAATATAGAAGAATACTAACAGGCTTCCCTGTTACAAGGTCACCTTTAGATTTATATAGTCAATGTGCATTTCTTAATACACATTTATTAGGTTACGGCTCTTATTATTCTTTTCAAAATAGATATGCACAAGTTATGAATAGGAAATTAGGAACACATAGTTTTAGACAGGTTGTCGGATACCAAAACCTAGATGAACTTACATCATCGTTAGATAGTTTTTCTTTTAGAGTTTTGAAAAAAGAGTGTTTAGATTTACCAGACAAAATATACACTACTAGAGAAGTAGAACTTACTCCTGAACAAAAGAAAGTATATAAAGAATTGACCAAATATGCTGTTGCAGAATTAGAATCTAATGAGATAGTTAGCGTAACATCTATTCTTACACAGATATTAAGACTACATCAAGTTGTTTGTGGTTTTGTTAAACACGACCAAGGAGACGAAGTAGAGATAAAAAATAACAGGCTAGATGAATTAATAAACGTATTACAAGAAGTTCAAGGTAAAACTATAATATGGGCGAACTATCAATACGATATTAAAAGAATACTTAAAACATTACAAGGTATTACAGGCACAGATAGTGTAGCGACTTATTACGGTGAAACACCTGATGAAGAACGCCAAGAAATTATACGTAGGTTTCAAGACCCTAATTCAGAATTACAATATATTATTAGTAATACTCAAACAGGTGGTTATGGTATTACATTAACTGAAGCTAAAAATGTTATTTACTATAGCAATAATTACGACCTCGAAAAACGTCTACAATCTGAAGACCGTGCTCATCGTATAGGACAAACTAATAAAGTAACCTATATTGATTTAGTTGCTAAAGGTACTGTAGATGAAAAAATAGTAAAAGCTCTTAGAAATAAACTTGACTTAGCACAAGAAGTTTTAGGCGACGAAAAATGGAAAGATTGGATTAATTAATTACCGCGTAAATAATTTAATCTATTCAAAGCTGTAGTTAGTTCACCACCACTAGCCATAAAGCCCATGTTATTTCTAACTTCCTCAGGCAGTTTTGCTAAACCTTTATTACCTTCTGGAATTGGTTCTAATTTACTATCTTTTTGTGGTAGTGGACCACCATCCTCCATCATTAATAATCTTCTGCCAGATTGTGTTAGTGGCGATTTACTTTTTGGTAATGAATCTAAAGGGTCAGGGTTTGTTCCACTACCTATATCACCACTTCGAATACCCATTTCGTAAAGCATTTGTCTATCTTTATCACTTAATGCTCTACCACCTTTTGTTATAATATCTAAGTATAGTGAAAGAGGAAATTCTTCACTTACTTCATTATAAGCAGCCATTTCTTTTCTAAATAAGTCTCCTAATTCTTCTAATCTATTTTCTGAAGCAGCACCACCCCTACTCATCATTTGTGGCTCACGTTTGCTACCTGAGATAAATTGCATAATAACTCCTTTGGCTCCTTCGATTATTTGTAAAGCAGTTTCTGGATTACCTTGCGACCTTTTTATTACAGCATCTGCTAACATTTGTGCGTCTTGTCCTGCATCAACACTTTGTTCTGCTTGTACCATTTCAGGTGCTTGGTCTTGCATAAGGTCGGGAGCTGGCACAGCCATAGGAGGTGCAGCAGGTGTAGGTTGTGGCTGACCTGCACTCATATTCCTTAACTCGTCTAATTTACTCATTATACCTTGTTGCATCATAATCTTATCTCCTTGGCTTAAAAGCGTTTTGGAATATTCTTGTAGTCATTGTATCACCTTGTTGACTTTGCGGCAACATCATAATACCTGCATTTAAAGGACCGCCAAATTTCATACCTTCTGGTTTAGGTGGTTCTTTAGGAGGAACTTGCGGTGGTTTGTATATAGGTCTTTTTATAGGAGTAGTAACATATCCAGGAGCTTGACCAAATGTTCTTGTACTAATTCCTGGAGAAAGTCGAATACTTGGAACACCACTACTAAAATCAGTTGGTGGTCTATACATACGTCTGGTAGGTATAGGAGTGTCTACAGGAGGAGGTGGTATATAAGGTGGGTCATCTGGCGGCACTATAGGTCCATCATCGAATGGTGGCTCATCTGGTGGGTACACTATATCGTCATCAAAAGGTGGTCTAATAGGTCCATCTCCAGGAGGTCTTGGAGGTCTTGGAGGTCTTGGAGGCATTATAGGTATATCTATAGGGGGCGTAAATGGTGGTGGCACATCTACAGGCGGTATAAATGGTGGCGGTGCATCTACAGGCGGTATAAATGGTGGTGGCACATCTACAGGCGGTATAAATGGTGGTGGCACATCTACAGGCGGTTCAAAAATATCGTCGTAAATATTATCTATGGGCGGAACAAAAATTTGGTCTGAAAAATCGTCTGGCGGCATACTAGGGGGTTGTATGTTAAAGGGGTCTACAAAAGTATTACCACCAGACATTAAATTGTTTTCTATGTCGGTTACTTCACTATTGATAAAATCTGCAACATCAGCTTCGTATTGGTCTGTTGCTCCCATACGAGATAAGTTAGCATCACGTCTTGCGTTAGCTAATGATAATATTCCGTCTCTGCCTATATCATCGTAAATCATTGTTGTTGTTTATACTCTTCAGTCAATTTTTTTATAACTTCATCTATTTCATCTGTTACTGGTGTTCTAGAATTTATTTTTAATTTTTTTAATTCGGTGTCGTAATATTTTAATTCGTTCGCCATGTCATTGTAATACACTGTGCCATAAGAAGCTAAAAAATTTGCAAAATTTTGTAATGACCTTCTACCTTCTGCAAAAGCAATAGTTTCTTTTGCTAATTTAGGGTCCATTATCATTCGACCTATAAATGCTTGAGAACGTTCAGTCATAAGTACATCAAGTGCTGTAGTCCTTCTACCAAATTGTGTTAACGGTGGTATAAACATTCTTTGTAAAAATTTAAATCCTGGAAGTGGTTTACTAGTATCTAATCTTTTTGACGCTAAAGTAGCACCCTCTGACAATGTGTCTCTTGCCATTTCCCTCTGTGCTATATCATTAATTAATTGTAAAGTGTCGAGAGTTTGTTTTTTATCTTTACCTAATAATTTACCGAAAGTATCATCAAAAGTTAATCTCGGTCCAGTTAGTTGTTCTGGTCCAAACTTACCGAATAGTACATTATTTAATGCGTTTTCATCTAACCTAAATCCACCTGCTACACCAGTATTATCTAGTTTCATAATATCACGTAAAAGAATATTTTTAGTTATTTGACGTATCTGTTGTTCTAAAACTTTATCTCCTTTAACTGTATTTAATAAAAAATCTATATCATTTGCTAATGCACCTGTACTAATATTTTCATCAGAAGCTCTAATAATTCTATTTACTATATCGTAAACAGGGTTTACTGCATCTTCTCCAACACCGAAAGTATTTTTTAGAATATTGATTTTTTTATCTGTTGCTTCAATCTTATTCGATAGCCTTGTTAATGTTCTTTGATTAGATATAGTAAGCACCCCAAATTTATCTTGCGGAAATATTGCTTTTAAAGTGCTTTGATTATTATCTAAAAATTCTTTAAGTGCTTTAGATTGTTCTTTTGCTGTTCCTTTACCAAGAACATTTTTTTGTATATAATCCAACACTTCTTTTTGTACGTAATGTTCTCCGTCGTCACCTGCGGTACGTAATACTTTCATAAAATCAGAAACAGGTGTATTTATTTTTGCTCCTGAAACATTACTATTAAACATAGCGGGAATTAGTTGTTCTGGTCTATTACTTTTAAGAAGTTGCGAAAAAATAACATTATCGACATCACTATAAGCTTGTTCCATATTTTTATAAGCAAAATTTAAATCATCACCATAATTATTATCCCTTCTATATTTTCTAATAGCGTCTAATTCTTTTTTGTTATATTTAGTTTTTATTTTAAAACCTAGTTTTGTTGCTATATCGTCATTAAAAGCTTTATCTATTTGTTTATTAATATCTTTTATAGCATCATTTGCAAATTTTCTTGAACCTGCTATTTTTGAATTTACTCTCATTTCGTTTAAAACGACTTGTAATTCGAATAATTCTTTAACAGTAAACTCAGGATTTTGAAATTTACCTTTACCTTTAGTAGCTTGACCTTGTAATCTTTTTAAAAGTTCTATACCACTACCTGAAAGACCTAAAGTTTCTTCTATTTCTCTCACAGCTTTTTTTCTTTCAAAAAATTTAAATGTTGCATCTTTTAATTTTTTATATTCTCTACCGAAATTTCTAACATACCCTGCACCTGTAGTAAGTTCAGCGTATTTAGGACTGTTTAATAAATCATTAAAAGTATTTTGTGCTCCTACAAGATAATCATCTCTAGCTTTAGCTAATGCTGTAGCTTGTTTTGGTAAAATTTCTATACCGTCTTTAGAAGATTTGGTAAATAATGAGCCTTTTGGTGGTGGGATAAGTTCATTTATATCGTCGATAATTTTATTTAAAGCTACCACACCATCTGTTTGGAATCTAGCAGCATTTTCTGCAGCTTTTTTAGTTATAGCAGCACTTACTTCTACTCCTACAGGTACTTTACCACCTGCAAACTCATCACCTAAAGCTTTAACAAGTTGTGAAATAACGGTTTGATTTCCTTGCTGTAATTCGCCATATAATGCTTCTAATTTTTTATTTTGTGCATTTTTTAAATAAATAAATTCTAAATCTGCTGCATCTTGGTCAAGAGGGTTTCGTCCAGATAATGTTGGGTTATATGATGAAATTTCTTTTTTATATAATTTAACAAACTCATCTATTTGTTTATTTATTTCTTCTGCTGATGTTGTGCCGCTTGTATAGATAAGTCCTGCTTTACCTTTTTGTTCTAAGGCACTAGCTTGTCTTAATAAAATTTCTTCTATTTCTTCTAAAATATCAGTAGATACTTGTTTACCCGATAATACTCTATACGCTGTAGGAAGCACACTCATTATGGTGCCGACCGCTGCTGTACCACCTAAAGCTAAAAGACCCGTTAGACCTGACTCTTTTAAAATAGTTGCTGTATCTAAATCATTGTATCCTCCACCTTTACCTATAATTAATCGAGCAGCGTCCATACTAGCTGCACCTAAACCAGCACCACCAGAAGCTTTTAAAAGTTGCAATAGTGCATTAGGAATACTTCTTGCACCTAAACCTGACACCCCTGCTATAGCAACACCCGTAATATCGCCAATAACTGCAGGAGCTTCACGTGAAAATATTGACCATACATCTTCAAAATTAATGTCAGGGTCACGTAAAACTTGATAAGTATCACTACCTTCAGGTTTAAATCTAAAACCTTCACGAGGTTTGAGAGGATTTAAATAATCTAAATCACCTTTTATACCTAATTTATCTGTAATAAATTTAATATTTTCTTTAGTTAAATTACGAGGGGCGGCTATCAAATGTGCATAAAACTGACGTTCTAATTGATTTGTTTCAAATTGATATGGATTGTCAGGATTTATGCCATAACTTGCAATAGTAGCTTTTCTATCAAACCGAAATGGTTTATTAGGCTCTATAACTGATTGAAGACCATCAGGAGGCATCGGTGGTCTATCTCCAGGACTTGCTGTTTTTGACCACTCTTCTAATATTTTATTATATTCTTCTTGTGCTACTTTACTTTCTGCTAATCGTTCAGTATATCCAGGAGCTTGGTCTTCTATATTGAAAGGTATCGGCGGTATATTGTATTTATCAATTTTAGCTTGCATTCCTGGAAGTTCCTCTAAAATTGCATCATAAGTTTTTTGTGATAATCTACCTTCAGCTATTTCTTTATCTCGTAAAGCAGGGATGGTAGCTATAGAATAGAAAAGTATTTCATTAGGGTTTAATGCATTACCGTAAGTTAAGTTTGGATTATTAGGTAACGGAGTGTTATAAATTTTATTAATATTTTCCTGTAGTTGCGGATTCATTTTTAAGTACCAAACTCTTCTTCGAAAATACTATCATAATCGTTAGTTGTACTTGTATCTGTTGGCGTAACGACTCCCATAGTATCATAAAGTTCTAAACCGAATCCTGGACGTCTTTGTGAAAAAGTTTTAAATTCATATGTTCCTATATTTTCTGGGTATAAATATACATTGTTTGCATCAGTAGGAATTATATAATACGGATTGTAATAACTTTGTATAACTGGATTATTACTAATATCTCCTGCAAATCTAGGATAAGCTTGTTGTAAAGCAATATTAAGTTCATCGTCTACTCCGTCCATACTTTGTTTCATAAACGCCATAAGGTTTTTCTTAAGAACTCTAGGGTTAGTTGTTTGACCTAAACCTACTATTTCTAAATGGTAGGCTAAATCTTTATCAGAAAGTGTTCTACCTGTTTGTCCGTTAATAGCAGCAGCAGTATAACCTAGTTGTAAAAATTGCGACCTTAACCTGACATCGTTATACACAGTTTTATCCATTTTATCACGTAATGTATACCCATAAGAATCTTGTGATATTTTATCGAATGCTGCTAATGCTTTTTCTTGTCTAGCTATAGCTTCTTTATTTGTAGGGTCTTTTATAACTGCTTGTGTTGCATTATATAATTCCTCTGCAATTAAACCTGTGCCCTCTCTACCGACACCTCCAGATTGTCCAGCACCAAAATCGTCAACATTACCGAATAATCTACCTTCTCGACCGAGCAGTTGAGAAACGTTATTAAATTCAATCCTAGCTCTATCACCTATACCTACCATAGCTGTTGTTAATGTATTTGGAGTTAAATCACCTTCACCAATACTATCAAGTGTTTCTATAGTGCTTTGAACAACATTATTAAAACCTATAAGTGCTCTTTCTTTTTCATCAAAAGGGTCTAAAATATCTTTTAATGCTTTAGCATTAGGGTCTTCAGGCGGACTTATATCTTTAGTTGTTGATGTTTGTTTTAGATAGTTCGGACCTGCAGGGGTATATGAACCGTCTGGTAATAATAGTTCTAATGCACCTGTTCTTGAATTTTCTCTAGCTGATACAGTAGCGTACATACCTAGTGCTGCTGCATTTTTATCTACTGCATTTACAAAATCATATGTATCAGGTTTTAAATATTCTTTTATTAATTGACCTCTTGATTTATTTACAGCAGTATCACGTGCATCTTCTGCTCCTCTTAGTGACAGAGCTGACCGAACATACGCAGGAGCCCCTCTACCCATTTGCGAAGCAGCTACTAAATCAACTATATCCATTCCTCTAAAACCACCAACTTCTCTCTGTGGACCATATGCTGTATATGCTGCTAATTGTGCCTCACCACTTCTGCTAGGATTTTTAGGGTCTTCACCAATACTTTCATAAAATTTTTCAGCCGTCATTAAAGGCTCTGATTTACCTTTAAAAAGTTCTGCTGCACCTCTTAAAAATAATGGAGCTATACCACCTAATTTTTCTTTTGTTGTTGGTTCAGGTGCTCTACGCAGTGGTGGTCTGGCGGTGGGAAATGCTGTTCTTACTTGTGGTATTTGAATAGGTTGTATACCCCCTATACCTTGTTTACCGCCAAATGTTGGAAATGGTGCAAATTTCATAAATTAACTCATCATGAAGTTAGGAAACCCACCACCGAATCCTGGAAACATAAAATTACCTATACCACCAGGAGGCATTCCTGTTGGTGGTGTTCCTGTTGGTGGTGTTCCTGTTGGTGGTGTGTATGGTGTTTGTTGAAAAGGTAAAGACATATTACCTATGCCCGTATAACTTGGTGAAAAACTGTTAGGTGTATAAGCTGTGCCTGTTGCAGGTGTTGCACCTGCATAACCATAACCACCTGCTAACGGTCCTAAAGAAGCTGTTAACGAGCCAAGATTCTGTACTAATTGCATAGGTAAATTATATTGACCTGTAAAGTTTTGATACGCTAAATCCATTAATGATTGACTTCTACCTCTACCTAAACCACCTAAACCCATAGTACGACTTATATCTTGTCCTTGTAATGCAGGAAGTGTTTGTGCTAAATTTTGAAAATTTCTACCTAATCCTGCTAATGCACCTGCACCTTGTAAACCTCTACGTTGTGCTTGTTCGAAAGCATTTGATGCAAGTTGCGAAGCTTGACCAAAACCACCACTTCTTATTTTACCGACTGCTTCTGCTGCACCTCTACCTGTAGCTCTAGCTAGTTCATTTTGTGCTACACGACCTCTAGAACCTCCGAAAGCTCCTTGACTAACAGCTCTATCACGTAAGCCAATATCTGATTTTGCAAATCCTCTATTAATATCTTCTAAAGTTTGGTCTACAACTGCATCTTCAAAAGGGTTATAAAATTGGTCAATCATACTCGGGTCAAACTGTCCCGTACTACCACGAGTCATAGCACCTGCTTGATTTAATAAATCTGCAGAAGCACCTAAATATGGTCTATAACTACCAATAGCACTATCAGATAGTTGCATAGCTAATCTTTCTCTAGGGTCAAAATCAGCTACCCTTTGTCCTGTATAAGTAAACGGACTACTATCTTCCGTGCCTAAATTCGCAAACTGGTCTTTAAAATATTGCGTCGCATACGGGAATATAGTTTGTGATAATAAATCACCTATATACCCTGCGGGGGCTTGACTGGAATATTCTTGTTCTTCTCTACTAGCCATACATTCTATTTCCTTTATTATTTAATTTTTCTAATGTTTTTATACCTTTATTATGATTACCACCACCAACTAAATCGACCGTAGCTTTAGATAACATAAATTCACCATCACTAGCCATAATCGGTATTAGGTCATCTTTGGGTCCTCCTGGACCATCGAGTTCACCACCACCTAACATGGGTTTGAACATTTCTCTATTTAGAACTTCATCTGGGTCACCACCGTCTTTCATACCTATGGGGTCGAACTGAAGCCGTCTTCTATTAGCATTGCCTGCAGGTAATGTTCTTGTACTAACTATGCTACCTTTAGGTTCCTCACGCTTTTTTATTAAAGCTAATAAACCACTAGATAAAATATCATCAATATTATCTTGAACTTCTTCGGATTGATTTTCATAAAAACTTTTTAAATCAAATATGGGGTCCATATTATTTAAAAGACCGAAACCAAAAATACCCCCTCCATCTTGATATTTATGAACATCACCGCCATGATACATACCCATAATGCCATCTTGGTTTTGTTGTAATAATTGCATTATAGCTTCTTCGTCTGAATCTGTCATAGCACCACTTTTTTCTTTTTGCGATGCATCTTCTGGTGAGGTAACTTTTGTGCCTAAAATTTCTTGTATCTCTAAAGGTATACCTGAATCTAAAGTAGGAGCAGTACCACTACCTATAGGGGTTTTTTGTTCAGGTGCTCTTTTACGATTTATCTCGCCTATTAAAGCACCACCTAGAACATTAATTGCTAGGTTTGTCAAAAAACTCATACTAAATGTCTCCTTTTGACTGATTATATATCAAAAAGTATATATTATTAAAGGTTTTTCTTTACCTTTTACTTTTATAGGTTTTACTGATTTTAGGTGATGACCGCAATATTTTTCAGTTTCTTCACCTATTAGTATGTTTACACCTGCTTCTTTTGTAGCTGATTCTAGTCTAGCAGCAGTATTTACAGCATCTCCGATAGCACTATAATCGAACCTTGTATCACTACCCATATTACCAATTACAGCTTCTCCTGTATTTACACCAACACCTATAGCCACTCCTATATTAGCTTTTTCTATATTTTCTTGTATTTCTTTAGCACATTCTACAGCCACCTGTTCATGGTGTGGTAAATCTAATGGTGCATTAAATATAGCCATCATTGCATCACCGATATATTTATCGACCATACCATTGTATTTTTTGACAGCCTCTGATTGTATCGTAAGTGCTTTATTCATTATTTTAGTAACTTCTTCAGGTTCTAATTTTTCAGATAATGCAGTAAACCCTCTAACATCAGTAAATAAAAAAGTACATCTTCTTTTTTCTCCACCTAGTTTTAATAAATTTGGGTCTTTTTGTAAACGTTTTACTTGTCGTGGGTCTAAATAATGTTCAAACTGTTTCTTAATTTGTAAACGTAATTTATATTGTTCTCTGAATCTAAGGTAAAAAGCCACACTACCTGAGATAAATTGACTTATTAAAGACCAAGTTACATCTATTAAAACACCTGTACCTATCGTATAAGCCCCGTATAAGCCCGTTAAAGCCATAGTTAATAAACCTAAGGTTATGCCCCAAGTTATTCCTAAATAGCTTATAAACGCCCATACTAGCCCCACAGATACTAAAAATATAAATAGTTCTACTGATAAAGCGTAATCGGGTATATAAGGGCTATTTTGTATAAGTATCGATTCTGCTAATGCTGCTTGTATTTTATGTGGCTCAACTAATCCAACGGGAGTTGCTATTTGCGGCATAACACCATTAGCAGTAACACCAACAAAAACAAACTTACCGTTTACATTCATTTCTTGTAAATCTGTTTCTTCTGTTTCTACCCATGATATCCATTTACGACCGAAGCTATCTGTTTTCACAGGTGGTAATCCTCTAACTGCTATTTCTTGTACACCGTTATCATTAGTGGTAACTATATATGTAGGTGTATCTGTTAGTATTTTTAATACTTGCGTTCCGAATGAAGCCGACCAACCGTCAGGCGTTTTTAATAAGAGAGGGATTCTTCTGACAAGTTGGTCAACTTCTGTAGGTGCAATAGCAATACCTTGTGGTATATCATCATACTTATTATAATTTTGTTTTATTCCTGAAGAAAGTATACCACCAACATCAGGTCCTCTAATAACAGTGCCTGTGGTTTTAGGATATTTACCACTACCATTTTCGAAAGTAGCTAAAACACTAGGAGCATAACCTAATGAACTAGCAAATCTTGCATCTCCTCCCATTCTATCTGCTTGTGGAAAAGATATTACCCAACCAACACCCATAGCTCCTGCACCTAATAATTCTATTTGTATATCAGCTAAGCGTTCTCTAGGCAATGGATAACCGCCTTCTTTTTCTACATCTTCTTCTGTTATATTCAGTATTACAAAGTTGCCGCTAGGCTCAGGTGTTTTGATAAATGCATCAAAAGTTTTAAGTTTCAATATTTCTGTTGGGGTGCTTTGAAATATTAAAGGCACGGCTAATAATGGTAATAATAAAAGTATTAGTTTTTTCATCCGCTACCTTGTCTTATGGTAATAGTAGAATCACCACCACCATTTATTTTTATTATATTAGAAACACCGTCTTGTATCAAAATAACTGTATAACCAGCACCAGAATTTAAATCGACCTGAGCCGACTCACTAACTTTTCTACGTAAACTAACAGTTTGTCCTGTTACTATCGTTGTTATTTGCGTATCAGAATCTTGTCCTATCGACGTACCTGTTATATTTATACCCGTAGCTAATGCTAATTGGTCTTCTTCGTCTTCTATAGCTAAAGCATCAAGAACATTTAATAAATCTTCTAAAAAATTAACATCGAGATAATTAATATCTAATTCTGTAAATTCTAAACTATTATCTTCTAAAAAATCTTCTGCTAAATAATCTATATCTAAATCATTAAAATCTAGTAAGTTAACTGTTTTAGTGCTTGCTGTTTCTTCTTGTAAAACATCGTCTTCTTGAGGCGGAGATACTATAAGCATATTATCAATAATATCTAGTGATAAATCTAATATCACAGGTTTACTGGGTGCGTTTTCGAACACATCAACAGTTGTAGCTTGATATGGTTTATTTAATAGAACACTTCCTGTAGCTGTTACTACTTCTATTTCGCCACTAGATAGTCCTAATGCATCAGGTAATAAAATTATTAAACTACGCCCTAGCTCATCTACGGTAGCAGTAAAATCAGTCCCACGAATCGCAATATTTGCAGTGGGAGTAGTAAGTTTTATATTTTGTTTATCTATACGGTTTAGATTACCTGTAATGAATCTAGCTGTGCCTAAAGCAAAGTTAAGGGACATTTTTGATTTACTAGGGTCTGGGTCATAGATATACTCATCTATAAGAAGTTGAGAGTGTTCAGTAAGTTTTACTATTGATTTATCTAAAAAAGTAATAGCCATACGACCATTAGTCGTTATAGCTTCATCATTACTTTGAATAGCGAATTGTAAATTAGCGTCGTAAGATTTATCTCTTACTATTTGAGCAGAGCCGTTAAGTTCAGATATATCTCCGATATCAACAGCTTGTGCTTGTGCCTTGGTCGTTTTGAATGACACAAACAGTGCCACTATTACCGCTAGACAGAATCTTGAGCCAATCATTATCTAATGTACTTGATTGTGTAATGTTAAATGTTCTAGAGTTACCTGTTTGGTCTAAGTAAAAATAACCCCCCGCATAACCAGAACCTGTAAAATTGACTGTATTACTATCACCGTCCACATCTACATAAGAAGTACCGCCGTCATAATTTATATCGAAATCGAAAGTATTTCCATCGCCTTGAATAATCCAATCTAAATCTAATGTTGCAGCTAATGCAGTTGTTCCATGGTCTAAAGTGAATGTATTAGTACTGCCAGTAACGTTTACGTTGTAATTAGAGTTGTCTATACCATATGTATTTGTTGGGTCACCCTGTATAGTAAATGTATTACTATCTCCATCAAACTCAAAAAAGCCTGTGATAGAATCTCCTAGAATATCGCCTAGAAATTTGTTTGTATCCCCTAACTGGTTTATATCAAGAGTTAATGAAATACCGTCTAAATCTAACGCAGTCAAAGAGCCTGCAGAAGAATTAAGACCGCCAATAATATTACCTGAACCAAGTTGTTCTAAATCAATATTAGCTGTTGCCCCTGATTGGTCGACATATATCTCATTATCAGCAGCAAAAACTAATGTTGAAATTAATAATAAACTAATTAATATTTTCATCAATTTCCTCCCAGAAACTTTTATCATACCCTATTTTGACGATTTGCAAAACAGCTTCTTCTATAGCTCGTTGTAAAGCTAATGTTGCAGGTTCGTTTTCGGCGTCTCCTGTTTCTATTTCCACAAGTTCTGTGCCTGCTTCAATAAACTTAAAAACGTCTTGAGACTGACCATAACTATATAATTGTTTACTAACTAAAACGTCTATTAAAACTTCTCCTGTCGCTACAGATACCATACGTAAAGCTACTGTAATATTGTCTACTCTATATTGTTTACTTGTTCCTATACCTAAATATCTAGCTCCGATACCTCCACTTTGAATATTTGTATCAAAACCAATAACGGCTCCTTCCATCAACACGCCTGCAAAAAGCAAAGGCATAATGGGTTTAGGTCCATCAGTTTTTTCGTTTTGTTCTCTAGCGGAACGTATTAATTGTCTTTCTTTCGTTAAATTATCAAGACCAACTCTTTCAGCTACTCTGAAAAACTTTCCATTAGACGTATGTTTTAAACTTCTAATAAGTAGGTGGCTTGGTGCTTGCGTAAGTGCTGTGGAAAATAAAGCAAATTCACTGTTACTTTTACGCTGACCTGTTTGGTCTGTAAAACTATTAGGATAAACAGCAACAACAATAGGAACTTTAGGCTGTGCTATATTTAATAATTCTTCGGATTGGATTTCTAAAATAGTCGGTAAAGTTTTACCTTGTTGTATAGTAGTATCTACAGGAGCTAAGCTGCAACTAGAAAGAAAAATCGCCAACAGGCAACTGTATCTCGGTAATATTTCCATCAGCATCTGTTATTTTGAGAGTTATGATTCCATTTTCAATACTATATTCTATAGTGTTTCCCTCTAGGGTCAAAGTCCCTTCTGTGCTAGGAGTTTCTCCGAATAAATTTTCTACTAATTGTCTTGATAATTGTGCATAGATTCGTGACTCAAGATTCCTTATAAATCTAGCTAATGTAGTATTTTCTTTATCTCTTTCTATTTGTTCTTGTATAGCTTTTAATTCTTCTTTGATACTCATTTTACGATTAAACTCTTGATTTTCTATCGTTAAATAATGTGAAGAAGTATTAATACCATTGAAAGAAGGGTTTTTAAATTTATGAACTATTTGGTCAGCCCATAAAGGGTTTGTTAAAACTACAAGAAAAAAGAAAATACCAAGCAAGCCTGCTATCTTATAAATCCACGTATTATCAGTCTTTTCTTTGGTCATCTCTTTTTGCTTTAGCTATTTTACTACTATCTATTAAATTAGGTACTCCAAGTATAGTCTTAATTAAGGTATCTTGTCTAATTATTTCATTGTCTAAACTACGTACTCTATCTATTAAGGCTACTAATATACCATGTTGTGTATCTAATTTAGTACCTAATCTTTCTTCTATGGCGTTTATCTGACCTGCTACTTTTTCGTCAACAACATCTAATTTTTGTTCCATGCCGTCAACAATACGTATTACTAATTTATATATAAACCAACCAAGACCTATTGCCGCTGCTATAGGAAAACCAACCTCTTGTATAAGTGTTACAGCTTGTTCCATTAATAATCACCCCAGACTTTAGTTTTCTTTCCTCCATCATATTCCACAGCATGACCTTCTTTAATTAAAACATCGCATATATCTCTACCGTCTTCTGTATATGGGATGCCTAGAATACGACCATATTTACCTTTACCTAAAGATTTGACCTGTATTTTACCAAGACATAATTCTTTTAACCTTTCTTTAGCAGCAAGACCTAACTTCTTTTCAGCTAAATCTCTTGTTCTACTTTCAGGCGTATCTATGCCTGCTAATCTAACACGCTGTTTATGTAATTTTACATCAAAACCTAAATCTAATGTGCAGTCGAATGTGTCGCCGTCAACAATACGTTCTAACGTTGCGTTATAAACAAACGATTCTGGTGCTTTAGCCATTTAACACTTCCACCTTCTACGAGCTTGTCTAATTCTTGAATTAGGGTCATTTCTGGTTTTTGCAGAACTTCTTTTAAGTTGCCCTAAAGACCTTGCACAATAAGATTTTCTACGTTTTGCTGCCTTACTGCCTTTTTTAACTTTACCTGTTACAGCTCCTTTTAATTTACTTCCAGGATTAGCTTTCCTATAAGCTCTAATTCCTTTTTTGGTCATTCCTGCCCCAGATTTTGTAGGTCGATAATTACCACCTTTTCCTGTTGTTCTTCTTATAGCTTTAGCTTTTTTTCTTTTTGCCACGAGTCCTCCTTTTCTTAACAAATGTTCTTACGTTTGTTGGCTTACCGCCAGGATTACCAGCTGCTCTTTTTCTTCTTACAGCACTAGCTCGTTGTGAAGCTGTCATACTTCTAGCTTTACTACGTGGAACACATTTCGGGTATTTACGTTTACTTTTACCTTTAGCAGATTTTCTACCGCATTTTTGAAACTTACCTTTTTTCTTAGGAGCACCTATATCTACCCAATCACCTTTAGGACCTTTACCAAACCATGCGGTTAGACCTCCTTTGGGCTTAGCCACGTTTCTTCCTCGCTTTTCTTATAGCTTCTTTACCTTTTTTAAATATACTAACTACTTGCGTTTTGCCCATTACTTTTGCTCTTTGTTCCCCAACAGTAAGTATTTGTATTTTTCTTGCAAAAGGTTTACTAACTCTTTTGACTTTTGCGACTGTTGCTCTAGCGTCTGCAGGAGTAGCGAATTTAATACGTACTGTGTCTTTGGGGTTTTCATCGGTATATAATCTTCTTCCACTTCCTTTAGGTTTTTTACCAGTGCCTTTTTTAGGGTCTTTTTTACGTTTACTTTTTGCCACGTTTTTTAGTTCCTTTTCTAGCTTTTTTCATTTGAGCTGCAGTAGGTGCACCTTTAGCACCTTTCTTTCGCATTTTTTCACCAGAACCTGCTTTAATTCTTTTACGTTTAGCATGTATATTAGCCCATAAGCCTCTTCTCGCCATTACCTATAACCTCCGCCACGCTTTTTGTAAGTTCTTACTAGCCACCCATTAGCATACGCACTGGGATAGACCTTAAACTTTCGTTTAGCTTCGGCTTTTACTCTAGCATATAAACTAGGGTTAGTAGGTGTAGCACCCTTCTTTTTCTTTTTCTTAGTAGTTTTCTTTTTTGCTTTAGTTGGTTTTCTAGGCATATTTAATCCTCGTATAAATTATTAAAAGTTATTGATGGGTCAAGATAACTTTCATGTCCTTCTGCAGAATGAGTATGTTGTGAGGGTGTAAACTGTGGTGCACCTTCACCTGTCACCCATAATGCAGGACTTGTCGCTCTTACTCTATTGTTAGGTAAAGCAACTAAATTACCCTTCCATTCACAATCTTCTGTTATATATAATACATGAGATTGTTTATGTTGTGCAGGACAATCGGCTATAGCGTTATTTGTGTAATCTACTGTAAACATATACTTACCAGTATAAAACTTTCCATCGATTTTGCAAAGCCATGGAGACGAACTAACTCTATCCATAACTATAACAGAATGGTCTCTCGACTCACAATCCCAAGGCTGTGCTAAATGGTCTTCCATAGGAATAGCCCATTCATCAACAGGTATATCGGCTATTAAGCCTTGAATAGGCATTCTTGCCCACATAGCACCACCATGGATGTTGCCTTCTTCCCAATCATCATATTCTCTTTCACAACCTGTAAAAACAACTTGGAAACTTAATGACCTATCGGGAATAGTATTCACGGCGAAAGCTATAGCATGAAGGAACTCTCCATGGTAATTTGCATGATTGGCTGTAAACTCCCTTCGCACCCAACATTTAAAGTGCGGGATATTACTTATGAGATAAGACACTTACTTCTTCTTCTTTTTTCTCATGGTTTTTCTTTTCATGCCGCCTTTCTTTTTATATTTAGAACTTTTGAGTTTTCCACCTCTTTTCATTCCTTTAGCTTTCATGACCATATTATTCTCCTTTTAATACTCTTTCTTTTAAACGAATCGCACGAGGACCAACTTGGGTCGCCCAACGACTATCCATCATTTCAACTGCAGCAGTTTCCCAATCATGTTCTTCTAATGCAGCTAAAAACTTTTTAAACTTTAGTAATCGTGTAATACCTAAATTAAAACACATATTTGCTAAAACTCTTTGTATATCTTCAGGTAAATGTATCCACCACTCTAAGTTCCTATCTAATTCTGTAGTTACAATATTTATATCTTTTTCAAAACATTCTTTTATTCTATCTTCAGATACTGGTGTATCTACATCTTGACCGTGTTCGGGGTCTGATTCTAATATTAGATGTCCTATACCAAATGTAGGATATCCGAGGTGGTCTAAATAAATTTTATTTACACAACCTTCATCGAAAGTTAATTCCTCTCTTAATTTATCTACATTCATTTTATCGGGACTATTGTTGCTCCGTTTGTTTGTACTGTTATTTTGCCCAGAGTTGCCGTTCCCTGAACGCCATTTTCTTCCCCACTGTATAAATTTATCCATTCTACACCACTCCATAACTGTAATTGATTAGTGCTTAGATTAAAAATTATATCACCTTTATTGAATTTATTTAAATTTCTTTGCGTCTCATTAACTGTCAAAGTTGCGTCTATATCTTTAGAATTTAAAGATAATTCAAGAACTCTAACTAATCTGTTAAATAATTCAGGACTAAGAGGACCAACTGCTATCGGTAATTTAGTCTGTAATAATTTAGCCACTATCGTCTACCGTCTGGTTTTACATCTAGACGGGTGGCTCCTAATCTAAAACTCATACCTATTTCATTAGTATCAGTATCATTAGACTGAACTCTTAGAACCACTTGTCTAGCTCTAAGACGAGTATCAATTTTAGTTGTAGTTGAAAAGCAAGAAGCTGTGGTGACTGTGCTTAAATCATCTCCTGGAAAATCTCTTTTCTTTAAAACAAAATCTAGTTTTTGTCCTGTGCTGCCTGTTGCAGCATCGCCTATAAAATTGACATCAGGAATAATTCTACTTACTGCGGAAAATACTTCGCCTGCAGGGTCTATATCGAAATCACTAGATTCTATAAAAACATTTTGCATAGCAGAGCCGTCATCGTCATTACCTACCTCATGGTTATACAAGTAACTTGTGTTTGATGTTGTGTAAGAAGCTATGGGTTTATCGAAAACCCCTTCATCTAACCAAGCACATCTATCGAGTTGTCCTATTGACCAAACATTTTCATTATAATTATAAGTGACATATCTATCTATACTTGATGAAGCAGCAGAACAATAAAACCAACCTACTTCATTAAAAGCTTTATTTATAAAAGCAAATATTTGAAAACTTTGTGTTACATTAATATCGCTAAAAACATAATCTTTAACCGAACATGGTAGAGTTTGTACTTGACCTGTGTAAACGTAAAAACCTTTTTTATCCATCCAAAAAACACCTTTAGGTGAATTAACAGCAGCATTAGGACCTACCATACCTACACCTTCATTTACTAAATTTAATCCGAAAGTAAACGGCTGACCAATAAACTGTAAACTATATAAAGCTATGTCAGTCCATACTAAAGTTTCTTGCCTTGCTCTAATTCCACCAATAATTGCAGAACCTGCTGATACTCGCAAAGAGCCTGCTGTGTTTGTAGATAAAGGCTCCCATTGGGTAACATCTTCTTGGTCACTAAAAGCTATTAACATAGGGTCTTGTACACCGCTTCTGCTTTCTCCTTCTATAGGGTCAGCTCCTAAACAGATTACGTGTCTATCTATATCACTAACTAAAACTTGTGCGGCAACAGTAGGAGCTAAATTAGAATTAGCTAAATCTGATAAAGCTACTCCTCTCGTTGAAGTACCACTACTTGCGTCCCAATAATAAATACCACCGTTTCTTACGTTAAAAACTAAATCTTCTCCAAAATTATCGTGAGAATATAATCTTAATTGATTTGTTACAGATAAAGTAGAAGCTGAACCAAAAGTTCCCGCTCCCCATGTATCTATGCCCCAACCAGAGGAAGGTACAAAAACATCTAAACCTACATTGATTTGATAAGCTCCGTCTACAGCAGAACCACCGTTACCGCTATCACTAGCATTAGCTGTAACAGTATTACCGTCAGTATCTTTAGCTACGAAAGTATAAGTATTAGATGTTGGTACAGAAACTATTTGGTATTCTTGATTTAATACAGCAGCTGTTATATTGCCACCTAAACTTACAGCTTCACTAAATGTGACGAAATCATTACGTACAGCACCGTGATTACTATCAGTAGCTGTTATAGTTGAACTACCATTAGTTGCTGAGAATGTAATACTATTAGTTGAAGATTTTCTTATAGGAGTAATATCGTAATAATTATCTCCTTCTAACACGTAATATTTTTGTGTAGCTCCTATACCTACATATTTTATGCCGTTTAAAGCAGTCCAGCCTATTAAAGCTCTAGCTTTAGATATAAAAGTATTAGAAGTTCTTTTTACCCAACCACCTATTTTCTCTGGTAATCCCTTTCTAAATCTTACTAAATTACCATCAAACCAACCACCCTCATTTGTATAAGCCGTTGTATCTTTATTAATTCCTGGTTTGAATAAAAATTTTTGAAGAGGCACGCTTTTCTCCTAAATAAAAGTAGCAAATACTATAGAGCCTAGTATAAACGGATAAACCCCCCATAACAACATTTCTAATCTTTTAAATTTAGCAGAGCCTTCGTCTAATCTTTTTTCTATATATTCGTAGCGAATAGCACATTCTCTCTCATGCGCATTAAGTTCTGCTAAAGCGTCCTTGTCAGTTGCCATTATTTATCTTTAGCTTTACCTATATTTAAAGCACACCAATCAATAACTTTATAAAGTTTACCAACCCATACATCATCTTTTGGTGTTGGTGTAATCGCGGCTACAACAGAAGCTATCGAAATTATAGCTGTAACCCACATAATTATATTTAACCACATCATTTTATTTTTCCTCCTTTAAAATTTGTTCGGATTCTTCTTTAGTTGAAGCTATAAAATTATTTTGAAAAACATTTAAAGCAGCGTCTACTTGGTCTAAATCAAACAACATCTGCTCTCTTTTTTGTCTTAAATTAGTTATTTGGTTAGCAAGATATTTTTGTTTATCAGTCATTTCTGACTCTAATATTTCTTTATCCCCAACCATAGCTTTATTTTCTTGAGTCATAATAATTAACTATTAGATGAAATATATGCTTTACCTGTTGTAATAGCGTTACTACAGTCAGTTTTTTTACTACTTGATGAGCTTGTTATATTTGGTTGATTTTCATTAGTTCCATCGTATGCTAAAATAATTTCTAAATGGTCAACATTCTTTTGTACCATTTCATTTATTTCAGATTGAGTCATATCTCCAACTTCCCAACTACCACCATTTACACCATTAATTAAATTAACGCTGTCCATAGCATTTGTTAAACATTCTGTAACTGTTTGTGCCATATTATTCTCCTTCGTTTAATTTAGTTTTTAAATCTTCTACTTGTGCAGAAAGTTCTTTTACTGCATTTACCAAATACCATGTCATGTTATCTGCATTTACAGTTTTACAACCAGTATCTTCTGTATTCACAATATCTGGTAAAATATCTTCTACCTCTTGTGCAATAACTCCTAGTTGTAAACCTTCTTTTTTAATAGCTGTATGAGTTGGTAACTCTGTAATTTCTTCTGCTGTTTTATATTCAAAGTTTCTAACTTGTATCTGATTAATTTTTTCTAGCCCAATATTATTATCAACTATATTTTTCTTTATTCTTCTATCTGAAGTAGTTGCAAAAGTTGTAGAATTATTACCTTGAAATAAATTACCATTGCCAGGAGGTGCGATAAATCCTGTGCCATCACCTTTACCTACTTCTGCTGTAGCTATGACTAGTTCACTTCTACCACTGGCACTAACATTAGCGTTAAATCCAAACATAAGATTGTTACTACCATCAATTATAGAACTACCAGAACCATAACCATAACAAGTGTTTTGAGAAGCAGTGGTCTGGTTACTTGCAGCATTACTGCCCATAATAGTATTATAGTTAGAGGTAGTTATATTCATACCAGCTCTAAACCCTATTAAAGTATTATGTGAACCCGATGTAATATCTTCACCACATTCAAAACCCATAGTTACACAAGAGTCGCCCGTAGTAAGATTTAATGAGGAATGATAACCTACAGCCGTATTACCACTTGAATTAGCTGCATTTAAAGCTGCTCTACCTACAGCTACACTAGTGCCACCAGTAGTTTGACTAGCTAAAGCATTATCTCCAATAGCTACATTACTTCCGCCTGTAGTTATACTTAAACCTGAAGCATTACCTACTGCTGTATTTCTTGTTCCTGTTGTATTATCGAGCAATGATGACCTACCAACTGCAACGTTAAAATTAGCTGTTGTATTAGCAGCTAATGCGGCTCTTCCTACAGCAACATTGTCAACTCCTTCGGTATTTGAACCATAAGCAAATTGTCCTACGGCTACTGATTCATCACCTGTAGTATTTGCAGCACCTGCTCTTTCGCCAATAAAAGTATTATTACCTGCTGTAGTATTTGCTGTTCCTGCATCACGACCTACAAAAGTGTTATTGTTTCCTGTAGTATTTGCATCTCCAGCATGAGAACCTACAGCTACATTTTCTACACCTGTAGTACAAGCTGCTAATGCTTGATAACCAACAGCAGTATTAAAAGCATCAGCACCTGCATTCTGTACAAATAATGTTTGTGTTCCTATTGCTGTGTTTCCACCATGACCATCTTCATTTTTTAAAGCTTCGAAACCAACAGCAACATTATTAGAACCTGTTGTTAATGCTACTCCTGCATCTTTGCCGACTGCAACATTTTGATTGCCTGTAGTGTTTGCTAATAAAGCATTTTTACCAACCGCTGTGTTATCTGACGCAGTTGTGTTGGCGTTTAATGCAGCATCGCCTATCGCGGTGTTGTTAGAGCCAGTTGTATTTTGACTAAAAGTTTCTCTACCAACAGCTGTATTATTATTTCCTGTAGTATTAGCGTCCATACACCCAGAACCCACTGCTGTGTTTTCCGTGCCTGTAGTGTTTGATAATAAAGCATTTAAACCAACTGCTGTGTTGTCTGATGCTGTGGTATTAGCATTTAAAGCATTTACACCTATTCCTGTATTTTGAGTACCTGTTGTATTTGTTGCAAGAGCAGAGCCACCCATTGCTACATTTAAGTTACCTGTGGTATTTGCTGCCAAAGAATTTCTACCTACAGCAGTTAATCCTGTCCCTGTAGTATTAGCTGTTAATGATTCTGAACCAATAGCTGTGTTATTTGAAGCTGTTGTGTTTGCATCTAATGCGTTCATTCCAACAGCAACGTTATTAGCACCAGTTGTTAAAGCTGTCATACTTTGATAACCAACTGCTGTATTTCTACCATCACCTGTGGTTGTAGTGGCTAAAGATGACCTACCTATCGCTGTATTAAATGGTGCCGTTGTTAATGAAGTTAAGGCTAGATAACCTATACCAGTATTACCATCAGCAGAAGTAATATCATCAAACACTTCATGTCCAAAACCTGTATTATTATTGGCTGCATCTATTGTGCCAGTACCACCATCATTACTAATAAGCATACTGGCTGTACCAAATGTTGTTATTCCTAATCCATTAACAGTGCCGCCAGTTAAAGCTCCTGTAATTGCTGCATCTCCACCTATACTTACATCATCTGTAACTGTTAAATCATCTTGTACTTTTAAATCTACAGTGCTAAGACTAGCAAAAGCATCGGTCACGGCTGCACCTGAACCTGCTCCATCAGAATAAACTACTTTTACATCGCCTGCTGGTATGGTAATACTTGCACCACTACCTTGCGATATAATTATATTTTGTGAGCCTGATGTTCCGTTTTCTATAAACCAAAGTTTAGATACGGTATTTGGTCCGATAGTAATAGTACAGGCTGAATCTAGTGTGCCTGTATATTTAAGATATAGACTTCTTCCAGGGTCAGTTGAGCCGTCTGCTATTGTAGTAGTATGCGTATCTGCGTTGTCAGTAATAGCTTCTGTACCATAACTAAATGCTTCTGCAATAAGTTCTAAATTTGTGTTTGTACTTGTGCCCCAAGTTCCCGATTCGTCACCTGTGGCTATTTCTTTTAATCTTAAATCATTTACATATGTAGCCATATTGTCCTCCGACTGTTTTGATTGTACACTATATTTAACAAAATTTTAAGCAACTTCTTTCCAATTTGGTGTTTGCGTATCTGATACATTTGTATAACTTGCTGTTTGAGTTGTTGTTACTCCTGAATAATTAGCAGTTTGAGAATCATCTACTAGACCCCAAACATTAACTATATTAGCTACACCTGTTGCACTTACTCCTGTGAGTACTACCACAGCTTTTGATATTACTGTTTCGTTGCCAAGTGCTGTAGTTCCTTCATTTCCTGTAACACTTATATTATTATCTGAACTGACTGTAATTGAGCCTAATGCAGACGTTGCTGTATTTCCTGTTACAGAAATATTAGCACCTGCAGTAACTGATTCATCCCCCAATGTTCCTGCTGAAGCAGAGCCAGATACACCTGTTACTGCTGCACCTGCAGTAATAGCATTTCCTAATGCAGATGTACCGACATTTCCTGACACAGAAACATCGGCACTTGCAGATACGGTTTCATCACCTAAAGCAGAAGTACCTACATTACCTGAAACAGAAATATTAGCTGTTGCTACAATAGTTTCGTCACCAAGTGCAGAAGTTGCACTTAGACCAGTGACATTAGTTAAAGCTTTTGCGACAACGGTTTCGTTGCCTAATCCTGTGGTGCCTGCGTTCCCTGTTACAGCTGTAATCGAAGACGCTAATACAGTTATAGAGCCTAACCCAGATGTTCCTGCTAGACCTGATTGCGAAACGTTAGCATCACAAACTACTGTTTCAGAGCCTAATCCTGAAGTACCAACATTTCCTGTTACACTGACAGTTACATTAATAACAGCAGGCTGACCCCAAGGACCAGTGCCCCATGTGGAACGACCCCAACCGACAGACATTTATTTAAGCTATTCTTATAATAGCGTTTGATGCATCTGCTGTAGGGAATTGTATTGTAAAATCTCCGTTAGTCGAAGTCTTATCACCACCAAAAGCTAAAATACAAACAGCAGGGTCTCCAGACGCACTATCGTTAAATATCATTGCACCATTAGCAGTTATAGTAGCAGAACTAAATGTTAAATCTGCAAAATCAGTTAAAGCAGTTGTACCTGATGTAGAAGGGTCAACTCTTGTTAAACTTCCTCCTTTTGCAGTGTAACCTGTTCCGCTAACTTCGTTTGAAGTTGTATATGCAGTAGTTGCCGCGTCTAAAGAAGCACTACTTGTATATAACGCTAATTGAAAAGTGCTACCACCACTATTTTTAAAATTATGAACACCTTCTAATAATTCTTTTTTAAAAGATGTACACATTGCTTGTGTTATTGCCATTACAGCCTCCTTATAATATCAGCCATATCTTTATGACCTTGTTTTTCTAATAAACCCGCTACTGTTGACCTATCGCTAGCAATAGCTTGTTTCATATATAATAAAACGACTTGTGCCATATTATCTTTAAACGCTTGTGCTTGTGCTTTGACCATGGGGTCTGCGTTATCGCTAATACTAATAAGTCTTTCCATTATTCTTTCTGTCCAATATTCTGGACTTAAACCTTTATTTTTTGTGGTTTGTACATTTACGTCACCTATCGTAGGCACTACTTCTACACTAAACATTTGGTGCTCCTGCATTAAGTTTTACTTGGTCGTTTCTTGCTTCATCTCTTAAATTTTTAAACTCACCTAAAAGTTTTAAAGTAGCTAAAGCTTCCTGATATCTGGTTTCGTAAAGTCCTATTGTGTTAGGGTCTTGTTTTAAAAAATAAGCTCCTTCTACTAAAGAACCATATAACATTGCATTAGGTGCGTTTTCTGATAACCAACTTTGACCACTATCCCCTAAAGTTGTGAGAGAATTAGGTCTATAGTAGTAATGAAGTTCAACATTATAATCACTATTAGGAGTTGGTGCTACTATAAAACTATCTTCATCGAACTGTGCATAGTAAAGGGGTTTGCCTGTTGTTGCGGCTTGTGGTGTGTAATCTCTTATATAAGAAACTTGTTTTAATAATAGATACGAATAATTATTGCTTCCATCTATTACAGCTAAACTAAAAGATGACAAATAATCATCAGGTGTAGATAAATAAGTATTATTTGTTGTAAGTGTTCCTGTAACATTTTTACGAAAAACAGGAAGCTGAACGCTTTTTAAAATACGTTCTTCAGTGGTTTGGATAAAATTATTTAAATTATTAACAAAAGTTGTCTCAGAACTGTCTAAATAATCTTGTATTGCTGTTTTTAAACTACTGTATGTAAATCCTGCCATTATGTTATACTCACTGTTACGCTACCTAAAGCACTCGTAATTTCTTGACCCTCTAGTTTACTACCTATGGGGTCACTTTGAAAAGTCATTCCAGCAGCAGATGCATTCGTTGTTTTTACTAAACCTAACTGTGTTTGTGGTAAATCTACTTCAGGTCTTGGCTGATGTAAAGCTTCAGCATCAGCTGTAATTGGTGGTGGGTCTAATTGTGGATGTTTTGGTTCATAACACTCATGACAAACTTTCGTATTGTCCCATGTCATCCTAGCTTTTGTATATCTATATCTAAAACCACAAACGTCACATATAAAATATGCAAATTTACCAGAAGCGTAAGACATTAGATATATTGCCTTTTAGGAACTATTTTAAGTGGCGACCTATCTTCATCGTACTTAATAGCATTTAATAAATCTTGTTCGTATTGTTGTTTTAATATTGGTAGCTTTTGGGTATTCTTTTTTAAACATAAGTAATAAGCTAATCCAGAAGTTAAACATGGTAAAAACCTATTGGGAACATCTATATCTTGGTCTGAAGCGTCAATATCTTCAATAGTTCGCCATACATAGTAAACCAGTTTGTCGGTTGAGTTCTCTGGTGTTGGATAAAGATGTATTTTTGGTGTGGTCAATCTTTCTAACCAATACTGTGTAGGTCTAGCTTCAGTTAATTTATTAGGTATACCTACATATTCGTTTCTGTCCATTCTACTTAAACTATGGTCTGTAATAATATTATTTACTGTTCTTTCTATATATGCGTCTAAAATATCTATATCGAAAGAATTTATATTATACTCGTTGGTGCCTTTAGTTAACGTAAGTTCAACCTTAGCCACCTCCCACATTTGTATACCTCTGTTATTCCAGTCGGCGAACATGATATTTAATGAACGTCTAGCAGTTACTGCATCATAAGACGTACGAGCTTCCAAACCTGCAAGTTCGTACGCCTCTTCGATTGCGTTAGCTACATTAACTGAAAAAGCTCTTGTACCTGACGTAGCCATATTAGTTATAATATGCTACAAAAAAGTCACAATTAGCCAATACAACATATGCACCAGTTCCAAACTTTACACCGTCATTAGGTATATAGTGGTCGAAACTTTCATTAGCTGCTGAACCAAATTTAAAATGTATTAACAGTTTAGTGCCTGAAGCACCAGTGCCGTCATATATTTTAATTTCTCCATCAGCTGCACTAGATTGTGCTTGTATTGATTGGATTCTAATAGGTCCTAAATTAGTCGCAGTGCCTGCACCACTACCGATAAAACCTTGAAGTTGTCCAGTTGCAGTCAAAGCTTTAGACGCTTTTACATCTGATGAACTCATCGTGACCTCCTATTATGCGTCAGCGAATGGTGTAACTATAGTACCTGAGCCTAAAATTATACCCTCTACGGCATATTTTGCTGAAGCAATAGCAGTTACTTTAACAATGCTACCTGCTAGTCCGCCTTTTGTAGAACCATTCATAGTGATTACATCGTTAGATGCACCAGATATAAATGTTTTACCAGTAGCATCATCTTTACCTGTATAAAGACCACCTACGAACTTATCCGTTCCGTCAGTCAAAATATCCATATCGGTAGCTGCTGTTTCTACTACAAAAAAGAAAGAAGCTCCTAAATTATTTAATTGATTTGGGTCGCTATTATCTCCAGGGTCAGTAGCAACGATACTTGGTAAAGTAAATTTACCATCAGCGTCATTACATGTTAATATTTTACCTGCGTGTGATTCAACTGATAAAGTAGTATCCGCTGTCAAACTAACAACTACTGCATTACCTGCTGATATAAATCCCGCTAAAGATTTTACGGGACCTGAGAATGTACTCTTTGCCATATTAAGTCTCCTTAATAAATCTATCGTCTTGGCTTGTCTGCTAGGGCAGTCGATAGATAGTTAATATATATCCCTAGTTCTGTTTACATTTTATATTATTAAATACAAAAAAGAAAGGGGACCGAAGTCCCCTTAAACAAATAAGCTTGTTTACGCTCCAGGAGAGCCAAAAATACCTCTCCAATCACTGAAACCAAAACTATATCTTTCTCTGGCTTTATATCTAACATTACCTGTTTCAAAATCACCTTCCATACTTGTACTTACGGGTGTTCTAACAAAATGTTTTAAACCATTAGGGACATCTGTTTTGATAAAGAATGCGTCTGTATCTGTCAGATAGTTGTTAACAACGTAACCTTGTGGGACCATACCCATGTTTCTGATTGCGTTGATATCGTTATCTGATGTTTGTACACGACCAGGAGACTCCATAAGTCTATCAGCAACAAATTGTAATGCTGGTGGAATTATGAGCTTAACAGCTTGTGCATTGATTTTTAAACCTCTTTCATCTTTAAAGTCAGAAATATCAATTAATGACTGTTCTAATGAAGTTTCGTTTAAATCCGAAGCTGTTGATAACTCGTTTCTTAAATCGATGTTACCTACAGTTGGGTGGTCAGTTGCACATAGCTCTTTACCGTCGCCTCCAACAAAGGATGAATTAAAAGCGTTGTTTAAAACATTAGCTGCTTTAACTTGCTTTGTAGTATTCATCGACCTTGCTAGTGCTCTTGTATATCTTGAAGAAAGAGTATCGTAGAGGTTATCTTCGATAGCTTCTTCTGTCAATGCAAAAGCTAAGGCTATAGTCTCATGTGTATATCTTGATGTAAACGATTCCTGTGCAGTATCATAGATAACAGCTGCTCCCTCACCTTTAGTAGGTGCTTCGCCAAAACCTGAAAGCATAACTTCTTCTTCAAAAGCTCTTTCTGAACTTTCTGTGTCGAAGATTTCTTCATGTTGGTTTTCATAACTGTCATACTCTAATCCAAAGAGAGCGTGCAAGCCAGGAACTAGCTCTTTAACTAGTTGTGCTCTGTTAATTGCCATTTATATTCTCCTATATTAGACTGCAAAAGTGTTAGTTGGGAACGAGAATAGAGCTCTTGCGTTAGCACCAATCGAATTGCTTGGATTTGACGCAAAGCCTACACATAATGCCACACCACTAGATGTTGTTGCTGTAACACCCTCTTTAGACCTACCAGTAACTGTGCTACCAGCAGTTGTAGAAAGAGTGTATTTGTTACCGATAAAACTTACTGCTGGAGTTCCAGCTGTAAATTGTGCTTCGTATACAATTCCAGGGTCATTGTATACTAAAGCTTCGGCGTCAACACTACCTTGTGTTGCGGTACTTCCTGTCCACACTTTAGAAAACGTAGGTGTACCATCAGACGCTGTAAAAAATACCCCGTAAAACACACCGATAGGTGTATCAGTCGCACCTGCTTGTTGGACGTAACCACTTGAAAGAGTTACAACATCTCCACTAAATATTGAAGTGCCGTAGCCACTTTGGATTCTCATCTTTGCAGGACGAATAATACCACCATAAATGTGATACGCAGGGGTAAAACCATCAGGGGCGTTTGTATTTGCCATGATTTTCTCCTATGTTTTTATAGTTAATATTCGTCGGAACATTCTAACTTTCGTTTGAATTATTCCTACTACCAAATTCGACCTTAGAAGACCTTTTTATATCACTTTTATTCAAAGGCATTCTAGGGTCACTCTCTCGCATAAGATTCTGGTCTACACCGTCGATAGCAGTCTGTGCCTGCTGTGCAAAATAATCATTTCTTGATTTAGCGGTTTCTTCAGGAACTTTAGCGAGTATTAGTCCTCCAACACCAATAACCCCTTTATTTCTTCCGTGGTCAATACTAGGTGCTTCGAAATCAGGATAATCTTCTGCTCTTACAGGTTCATATCCTTCTCTAATACGTTTAGACATATTAGATTTATCATCGTTACCTCTAGTAGATTCACGAATCCATCTGAATTTATATCCAGGAGGAGGTGTGGGTGCGTCTAACATTGACGGGGGTGTCCAAGGTTTACTGCGTGTTTGAGTTTCACGTGTCTCTGCAGACCTAGAGTTTCTGTCTGTGCCGACTTCTGAATTTTTAATATCTTCTGTCATTTTATACTCCTTCGATATGCTTAGCATATTCGGTTAATGGAACGCCTAATCTTTTAGCTATTGCTACTTGACTTGGTGTTAGTTTTACTTTGCGTGCTCCTTTCTTACCTGCAACTCCAGGAGTTGAGGCAGCAACCTGTTGCACGGGGGCTTGTTGCTCTTGCGAAAACTTTGTTGGAAAATTTTGTCTCATCCTTTTATCTACTTCTTCATAGTATTCATCCGAAGTTGGGTCATAACCTTGTTCTTCGACTAATTCTCTATGTATTCCAAAAGCTGCAAAAGTCATCACTGTGTCTTGACCAAACCATGTATTTTTACTAGCCCATTCCTCTGCTTTAGGGTCAGGTGCTTGTGTTTCGTCAGTCTTTAGTTGGACTGGGTCTGGTTGCACGTCTTGCTGTGTTTCTGCTTTTTTATCTCTAATTGCTTGTTGTGCCTGCAGTCTTTTTAAATTTTCTGCTTCAGCACTAGCACGAGATAATTGTTCAGCCGCATTGGCAACTCCTTCTGCATCTCCTGAGTCTTGAGCTTCTTTCATATGAATTTTAGCTCTCTCAATATCTGATTGTACCCTACTATCGTACTCTTTGAAAAGTGATGAGTCAGAATTTTTTAATTTTTCTTGTAACTCTGTGTTAGTAGTATTAATAGATTTTGCGTAATTTAGTGCCTCATCTCTTTGGCGTTCTGCTTCACGCATTTTATAAGTAAGTTTGTCAATACGTTTTTTAACGTTATCACTTATTTCATCTAGCTCGCTTTTTTGCTCACTTTGTTCTGCAACTGTTTCAACAGGCTGTTCTGTTTCTTCTTGTTGCGTTTCTTCATCTTCTGGTAATACCAGTTCAATATCTTCAGCTGTGTTTGTATTATCTTGCATAATTTCTCCTGTTAATTATGATATTATAGCTTCGGGGTCATCAACAACTGCTAGTATTTCGTCATCGTTTAGAAGTCGCATATCGCCACCTTCTATTTGAAAACGAGCACCTGCATATCTGCCGAATATAACCCAATCACCTTTTTTACACCAAGGACCTTCTGGAAACTTAATAGTATCCGCATAAGCGTCTGGACCTAAAGCAACTACGTGACCTACAACTGTTGACAATCTTTCTTTATCGATAGTTTGTCTAGCAAGTTGTATCCCACCTTTAGTTGTAGTAGGTAGTGTAAAAGGTAAAATTAAGATACGATACCCCGTTGGACGTGGTAACTTATCTGCATGAGATTCGTAGTTATCTGGAGTTATAAGGTTTTCTTGGGGTTCTAATTCCCTAACTTTACCTTTACTACCAAAATTTTCTACTGTGTTTGGAATAACTTTGTTATTCATTTTGCATCCTCCATATTAGAATGAATTGTTTGAATTTCTTGTTCTGCAAAACTCAAACCGTTTATTTCGCCTACAATTCGTTGGTATTGTTCAAAATTTTCAATACTTCCAGATGCAAGCGTTTGCGTGAGAGAATTAATTCTTTCACGATATTTTTGGAGCAAATGCTCCATAAGTCTTATATGGTCCACTATTTAATATAGTTATACCAAAGTAAGCCTTTTGTCTGACCATAAGCAGCTTTTACTTTAGATTCTTTACCGATAACTTTACCGTCAGAATCTGTATTAAGTTCACCTGCTTTCACAACTTCAGACTTAGTTGTGTCCTCCATCGAAGGCACAGACATTTTTTGTTTAGCACCTTGCGATTTTGGAGAGGGATAATCACCTTTATTGTAATTACTCATTTTCTTCTCCTGAATTAGTTCGTGTTTCACGAACAGTTTTTAAAACTTCATTTAAATTTTTAATTTCATCGTTCTGCATTTTAGCTTGTAATTCTTCTAAATCTATTGCAGCTTTTATTTGTGTTGCTTCTCTTTGTTGTTCAATACGTTGCATATCTATTTCTTTATCACGTAAATCTTCCTGTTCTTTTTGTGCTAATTGTTCTTTTTCTAATTGTAGTTGTTGTTGGAACATTTGTACTTGTGGGTTTTGTTGTGCCATGGCTTGTGCTTGTGCCATTGCTTGTGCTTGACCTGTAACTTGTTGCGTTGCTTGTGCTGCCATCATAGCTATTTCGTTCATAAGTTCTGGAGGCATTTGACCGTCTTCCATAGGAGGTAACGGTTGACCCATTGCTTGTTCTATTTGTTGTCTATATAGAATAGCTTGTCGTTCTTGAATATTAGCACCAATACTTTGACTAGCTATTGGGTTTTGTTGAATCATAGGGTTTTGTAAAAATGCACTATGGGCTGCAATATAAGCTTCTTGATTTTGGAAATCGTATGCTTTTATAGGCTCGCCTTTCATAGAAGCTTGTTGTTCTGATATAGGGTCTCGGGGCGGTATCTCTTCATCAGGCGGTAAAATTGCGTCTATATCTTTTACATTTAAAGCTATATACATTTTACGATAAGCTTCTTTTAAATCATGTAAATCTGGAGCAGATTGTGCCATTTGTAATTGTGTTTGTGCTAATGTAATACGTTGTGTCATACTAAAAATATTAGGGTCGCTAACAGGAATTACATCTACACTATTATCAAAATCTTCTTTAAATACGTTTTGGTTATTACCTTGTACTTGGTATGGGTACTCGGGTGGTAAAAATTCACCGAAAACTCTTTTTAATATTTTAAATTCGTTACGTTGTGCATAATGTAAACGTTTATGTATCGCCGACATAATACGTTGACCTTTTTCTAATAACGCTACTGTTGTACCTACAGGTGCTTCGCTATTACCGTCGCCTGTTGGATTTTCTACAGTAGCCGCAAATCTTTTACCTGCGTCAACTAAAGCACCTAATAAAGTTCCTAATGTACCGCTAGGCTCTTTATATGGCAATGGTAAAAATGCATCTTGTAATCTACCACCAGGAGCATCAACATCTCTCCACTCTCCAGGTTGTAAAGGGTCATCATGTCTTTGTATATTTAAACCTCTTGATTTAAAACCAGCAGGTAAATTACTTAAAGTACCCGCATCAATAAGTTGTCTAAGTATCGCAGTTACTGATTTAGTTAATCCACCCATCATATGTATTAAACCAAAACCATAAAACCCTAATCCAGGAAGAAATTTGTAATGAGTAAAATACTCTATCTTTTTACGCATCGGGTCGTTTTCGTTATAGTTAGGTCTAATCGCTAAAATTTTATTATTATCTTTACAAATAGTCACAATATACGGTAATGCTAATCCTGTCTCTTCACCATTAGCGTCTTTATCTTCAAAACCCTCTAAATCTAAATTAACGTGCATTTCTAACAACGTATACTCTTCATCGTTAGCTGTTCTACTTAAACCTTGTAATTCATCCATTTTAGAATCAACATCTGTATTATCGTAACCGCCATCGGGGTCCATCATATCCATGTCTTTATATAAACCTGATATTTGTAATTTTTTCAGGTCATTTGGCGACATATGTATAACGTGGGTAATTCTAGGGGACGTTAATAAATCTACAGCGTAATATGGCACGACTAAATCTTCAGATTTTACAAATCTTGCTACTGCACGCCCAACAGCAGGGTCATAATAAACTTTTTTAAATGCAGAACCTGCTAACGGGAGATAAAATAATAATTGGTCCATTTCTGGGTCGTATTCTTCCATTTTGTAAGTAATTTGGTAGTTCATAAAGTTTTTTACTCTATTCGCTTTTTCTAATTTAGCATTATCAGTTACACCTAATATTTCAGTATCAACAGGTCCTCCTGCTGGCAACATTTCTTTATAAGCTTGTGCTTGGAACTGGGTAACCGCTTCTGCAAGTATCGGATGATGTACACCCGAAGCACCAATAAATGGTTCTGTTCTATTATCGCTATTTATACCTAATAAATCTAAACCTTCGCTATATGTTCTAAACCAATCGTTACGAGAATCTAAATCTTCTTCAAAACTTTGTACTAATTCTTGTGCTATAGAATTTAATTCGTTATCGTCGATAACTTCAGCTAAATTTTCTCCAAATTTACCCGATATCGTATTTTCTTCTTCGGCTCCAATACTTACGCTGCCGTCTGGGTTGATAGTTACTTCAGTTTCTTCTGGAATTGCTTGTTCAACTAGTTCAAGTTCAATTTCTTCTTCAGGACGAAGTGGTTGTGGTATCGCTTGTTTTTCTATAGCCATAATTTCAGCAGTATAACCTTTATTTTACTAATAATAAACCCTTTGTGTTGGATAGTAACTTGGCTCATCCCCCATATCAGTAGAAAGTTGTAAAAATCCGCCCTGTCTGAAGCGTGCTAATGCTAAAGTCGTAGCATCAACAAGGTCATCGTGTTCGCCTGCAGGAAAATCACTAACTTCTTCCATAAGTTCTTCGCCAAAACGATTATCAGGCACCCAAACTCGTCCATCTTGGAAAATTGGGGACACAGAATTTAATCTTGCAATTTTATCTTGACCTTTTCCTGGACTAAAAGTGTTCACAGGTATACCCATACGCCTTAATTCTTGTATTAACGGTAATCCTGACCCTTTTGCTTCAATAATTACACTATCAGGGTCCCAAAATTCGTATAAACGCATAGCTTCTTGTTTTAATTCAGGAAAATCGAATCTTTCTTTAATACAATCTATTAAAATTAAGTGTGCTTCGTCCCCTTTATAGTGTTCTTCGCCTATTTTACCTTCTGGATAGAAAACTCCCCACGTTGTTATAGCGGTAAAGTCGGCTCTTTCGCTTTTTAAAAACGCTGTATCGTAACTTTGTATCAAATAATCGCAAGTTGGTGGTTTTTCTTGGTCCCAAACCATAAACCAATCTTTAGGGATTATAGAAATACCTTCACCTGTGGGTCTTTGCATGTATTGTGCCGCCCATTTAGACGGACTAACTGAAGCTTTTATACTTTCAAGTTCTTCTAATTTCCAAAATTCTTTCCAAAGTGAATTACCACTGGGTAAAATTGCAGGAAATTCTATAACTTCCCATTGGTCAGCACCTTTTTCTTGTGCCATTTTCTTAATTAATCTACCTGTTAAGTCTTTTTTAGACCAACGAGTCATAACAATGACGATTGCACCTCCAGGCTGTAACCTTTGTCGAGGTCCTGTCATAAACCATTCGTAAGCTTCGTCTAATGCTTTATCAGACATAGCGTCTTGTTCCGAATGTGGGTCGTCAATAATAAACAAATCAGCACCTCTACCCGCTAAAGCACCTCCCGTACCTGCAGCGTAGTATTCACCGCCTTTATTTGTTAACCATTTACCTGCAGAACGGCTATCTGCTTTTAATTCAGTTTCAGGAAACAAAGTTTTATATTCTTCGCTATCAATTAAATCCCTAACTTTTCTACCAAAATTAATTGCAAGGTCAGCAGTGTGGGTAGCTTCTATAATTTTTAATTTTGGATTTTTACCTAAAAGGTAAGCAGGAAATAAATGCGATGCAAATTCAGATTTCGTATGACGTGGCGGCATATTAATTATTAAACGTTTTAATTTACCACTAGCAATATCATCAAAAGCTTTTGCCATTTTTACATGGTGGTCGCCATTTATAAATTCTTTCCATATACTTTTTACAAAATTTAAAAAAGTTGATGTAGAAATTTCTTGATGGTCGCGTTTTTCTAATTCTTCTAAAAGAACAGTAAATTCTTTAGCTTCTTGTTTACTTAGATGTGATAAATCTAAGTTTTTTAAATTTTTTAAATCAGTCACTTAATTTTAATAAATCTTCTAAAGATATTTCTTGTGCATATTTTACCGCATCATCATCTAAAGATAATATTGTATCACCTTCTTTACCCATACGTGTAAAAGTTCTAGGTGGGAATTGTATCGCATCAAACCCTCTATCTCTAAAAATATCTCCAACAGGTTTACTAAACATAGATACTGCACCTCTATCTCCTGCATTAATTAATCGGTCTGTTAGGTAAAATGTATGTCTGGCTAAAGCTGTATCATAAGGATTACCTGATTTTTCCGCAGTTTGACTTAACCTTTCTACTAATTCATACATATCGTCAATAACGTTATCAGGTAAATTTTTAGCATCAGCTACGTTTACAAATGAAGGTTGTATTGCGTATACAGATTTTTTAGGTAAAGTTTTTAATATTTCGGGAACACCAATTTCTAAACCTAAATCATCGGTAACACCGTATAGTGGTAATCTTGGGTCAGTCTTATCTAATACTGAATAAATACCGCCTGTAGATTCTTTAAGATTAGCTCTATCACCATATCTAAATTTTGGTGTTCGTAACGTAGCTATACCTGCTTGTCCACCATGATAAATAGGTTGATTAAATTTAGGAGTTAATTTAACATCTTTTAAACCGCCACCCTCTAAAACAGTTGATGTTATAATACCGCTTCTTTTTGTAGCTTGGTCCTCAGAAGCTAATTTTTTATTGACATCGTTTAATTGTTTTTGTAAACTACTTTTAACTTGGGTATTGCCTTTTAAAATCGGGTCGGTTTCTATATCTTTTAATGTTTTTATTAAATTATTTCTTCTTCCAATTAAAAAAGCATTAGCTCCTAGTTTTACAGTAGTTGCTCCACCTGCAGTTATTGCATCTAAATAACCTAATGATTCGCCTAACTTATCTCCTCTAGCTTCAGCAACTGTACTACTTATAAAAGGTATATACGATGCAATATCCCCTAACCTTTTACGTTGTAGCTTTTTATCTCCAACAAGTCCAGGCTCGGTAATAAATCTTTGGAAAGGTCCAAGTTTTGACATATCGACCCCATACTCATTAAACATTCCTGCGTAAGATTGTTTATTATCTAAGGGTACTAGTGCCATTATGCTTTACCTTTTGGTGGTTTCATAGCTAATAATTGATGATATGTTTCTGGTAAATACTTTGCACTTATTTTATATTTATCGTTATAGTCGAATATTTTACCTAAAAGATTCATACCTACAGGTGATAATACTTTATTAAAAACTACATCATTAGAAAAATCTAATTCATCAGTTTGAGTTTTACTCAGTATATCTCTAAAACTACTATATTCGCGTTCTAATTCTTTTATAGTTAAATTTTTATCACTTTCTGCGTCGTAACTGTCGGTAAATAATCCTGAAGGTGTTTTATCGTATTTAGGTCTTCCGAATAAATTTGTTTCATAAATATAATCAGGAGAAAGTTTTTTACGGTTTATATTTTTTAGTTCTGTTAAAAAATCACTAAAAGGGGCGTAATCTTCTTTTCGGTAATCAGCTCTTGGACTTTTATTATAAATATATTCTGCTTTTTCATATGGAGGTAAGTTTGCTAGATACTTATCATACATATCAGGGGTATAAGTACCCGCTTCTTGTGCAGCAAGAATATCATGAATAGTCATAGGTTTTTCTGGCTGATACGCATTAAGGGGTGGAATAAGGTTTTCGTTGAAGTTTTTTAATAAATCTACTATGCCAGCCATGTTAAGTAAAGCAGTTTAAACTATGAGTGAGTTTCTTTGTCGACGATTTATTTTTCGCTATGCGATGCACCAAAATAAAAACTAATCACAGCACTTGCTAATCCTCCTAAGTAACCAAGAACTAAATTAATCAGTGCTTCACTGTTTTGTTCTGGTGGTTGTAACGTAACTAAAAATATATAACCAAGAAAACCTGCTATCATTGCAATACCAATAATACGTGCGGTCCAATCTTTACTAAACTTGGTCCGTGCGTCTTGTTTATCTTTTGTTTCGATATCGAATAAGTTAACATCAAGTTCTTTCATTTTAACTTCGAAATCTTTTTCTGCTTTTTTAATCTCTAACAACTGTTCGGGGGTTGCGTTTGCTAGGGCTTGTTCAATAGTTTTTTCATCATTGTTAACGCCTAAAACTTTAGAGATAACGCCTGTTGCCATACCGCCCAGTGGACCGTTAAGTGCCGTACCAAGTGTGGGTGCGACTGCACTGACTATATTCAGTATCTTTTTCATTACAAAAGTATAACTGTAAAAAATTTTTTTGCAAAATTTTTTTTACTAGGGACTTATTTGTAAAGTAGATGCAATTAAGAGGCTGAAACTAAGGAGCGGCGGAGGGTGAGGAGGTAGCGGTAGCGTAAAGGGGGTATAGGGGGGCGTATAAATAGGTTTAAGGGCTACCTAGTAGATAGCCCTTTAGTTAGAATATACCCCGCCTAAGCGGGGCGTTAAGTAAGCTTAGCTTAGCTTATATTAAATATATCTAGTTCATCACTAGTATATTTTTTATAGCCTTTGCTAAACACATTAAGGTAATGAGCAATAACAACGCTAGCGTCTTGCTTATATACATCAGTAGCTACATACAAATCAAACCATACTTTATTTAGGTCAGACATTGTGCATGAGCCTTGTGTGTTGCTAATAGTATCAATATGATGTAGCAAGTTCTTAACCTGATTAGGCATAGCTAGGTAAACCTTATCAGCTTTAGACTCATTAACAGAAATCACTTGGTTATCAGCTAAGTTTTTTCTATTAGTAGCTTTACTATATTTAGATACATATACATTCTGTTTCTTGGGTGTATTGCCCTCAGCTTTTTTAGCGTTTATTTTGTCGTTCATATTGTGTATATTACAGCTTTATATATAAATGTCAATAGGTTAGACAAAAAAACATATACTTTTTTTCGTTAGGTTATATAACTTATATAAGTTAGTTAAGTTAGTTAAGTTAGCTAATATTTGTGGACGGACGGACGGACGCACGCACGCGAACGAACACACACGGGAGAAGGATAAAAGGAGGGACAGGGATAGAGTAGAGGTAGACGGATAGAGTAGAGCGATAGAGTAGACTAAAGTAGAGCACAAAAAAGGCGACCGAAGTCGCCTTTTGGAACCAGTCAGTAAGTCTAGCTTACTGTTACCAATCCTTCGTCGATGAGTCTGTTTCTGTAGTGATTCCAGATATCCATCGGTGTTTGAACTGTTACCAATCCAACTTTTTCGAGAGCAGAATCAGTCGAGCCGTCAGTTCCGACTAACTCACCAACTGTAAGACTGTAGTCTTTCGCAGTTAGTAAAGCTTCGATAATTTTCCCCGCTTGGGCAGGAAATTTACCCTTAGGCGTCGCTACTAATGTAACAATCGCGTTTAAGTTAGCAGTCCCTTTTTGGTTAGCTGCTTTAAAGTTTTTATCTATTGTCATAATATTCTCCTTTCTAATAGTGGGAACTACCCCGTTAATATAGGTATATTATATGGCAGATTGGTACCAAAGTAAAGGAGTAAAAAGAACGGAAGAAAGTCGGTCTATCGCTCCGTCGGTCAGTGGTTCTTGGTGAAGTCGCCTTCGATTATGTTATCAGTCTTTTTTGCAATCAATTCTTTGAGTCGAGTGAGTATATCGTCCTTGGTCATTAAATCAATTTTTGCAGTCAATATCTCTCTCCTATCGATGTAGAGTCCGCCAGCTTTGCCTCGATGGACCTCTGCAGTGATAGCAGCGGATATCTGTCCTTGGTCCTTGGCTTCTTCTCGCAGGTCGTGTAGAGTGGAGAGGTGGTTCTCTAAAGAAACTGCTTCCTTCTCCGAGGCTTGTATTTCCAAGTCAATGAGGTAGTTTCGTACAACTGGGTTATGATTCAGTAATACGCTGCCTTGTGTTTTAGCACCCTTCCTATCTTTTGTATAGCCTGCTTTTATAGCGGCTTCCGTTGCAGTTTGTCCTTTGATATACTCTTTACAAAATAGTTTTTGTTTAGAGTTGAGTGGCTGCCACGTCTTACCATTATGGTCTACGAAAGCTTTGCCGTCTTCGGTGGGAACTAAATGAGTATAAGTTAGCTTTTTCATTGTAATACCTCGCTTCAGCAAATGATATTACAAATATATTAAAAAAGATAATTTTCAAATTACTTTTCTCGTGCCCTCTAGTAATCTTACCATAGTTTCTAATAACTAATAGAAAATCTATTAGTTTTGTAGATTCAAAGAACAGAGTAGCAAAGAGAGTTGTAGACTGATTCTATTAGTATATTAGAGATATTAGTAGTTTTGTAGATTTCTTTCAATAAAATTTTTTATTTTTAAAAACACTAATACGATAGGTCTAATAATAAAAAACCCCCGAGCCGCGGACAACGGCACGAGGGCATTTAGTAGATAGTCTTACTTTCTATAATCTATCGTTAACGGTCTTCTCGTTATACTCTGACAATTGAATGTTACAGCATCGTGAATATATTCGTTCGATATAGTATAAATATAATCTCTATAAACAAACATTTCTACGTCGATGTCCCAAGTGCATTCATGATACGGGTTACTAATCCCGTCTTCAGTAAGTTCTACTCTGTCAACCGTTAAACATTTTGTTTGTACAGTTTCACTCACCTCAGACAGGTCGAAAGTGTGTCCACGTGCCTCGTTATATCCATCGTCATCGCTGAAGTTACATATTTCCGTACGCATCGGACAGCCCGTCTTTTCCCAACAGTCTTTGTTTGTATGTAAGCCTTCTAACCAATCATAATCGTCATTCAATGATTGAGCTTTTTCGTAAAGCTCGTCAAGAGTTTCTAATTTATTTTCTTTATCTTTCATAATTTCTCCTTTCTTAGTTAATCGTAAAAATAATTTTTTACCCCTATATTATACCTAAGATTTTTAAGAAACGCCAACGACTTTTAGATTACTACAGGCGTAAAAAACCCCCGCATAAAGCGAGGGCTTACACTTTAAGAGGCTCTACGCTTCTCAGTTTCTTCGACCCATTCAGCGTCGACTTCAACCATAGAATCAAACTTAGATTCACATTGATTAGCAGTTAAGACCGCAGGGCATTTTTCGAAATGATAGACCGCATGCATACCATCATTAACATTTAAACGCATAATAGTAGAGTTACCGACAATAAAGAAATCGCCGACTACAGGAATCCCACCATTCAGCTTATCGGCTAATTCTTTAGGGTAAGCTTTACTAAAAATCTTAGCGTCTAGCTTTTCGCTAGGGCTATTTATTCCTTCAAATTCTGGTATATCGTTCATAATTTTCTCCTTATATTTTTTATACTAATATTATAGCTACCAGCAAAGCGATTATAAAGCAGCTAACGAGCCGTCTCACATTCCGTTTTCGTCCGCAGACGCTGTAACTCCGAATAACTCATATCCAACAACTTCGTAGTTTTCGTTGTATTGGTTCACATACCAAAACTTTTCACCTGTTTTGGTATCGACTAGTAATGCGTCGTGGTTTAAACCTTCCCAATTAGCTACTAAATTGCTTTCGGTTTCTAAACCTGTTTCGTTCATAATGTCGAAAAGTTCACCATATAAATCAAGAATTTTACCTAACCTATCTGTCGTAGTAATGCCCACATACTCCTTGTATTGATTAGGGTTTCTTTCTTGCTCGTGATGATAACAAAGATATACTTTAAATAATTTATCGCTCATACTTCCTCCGCATTTTGGTTAATTCTAGTAATTGAAGCACTGAATCCATGTCCGTCTCCAATCTTCAATATATGGTAGAGATAATCTTTCGATTGTATAACTGTAGTACCTATAACGTCGGCTTCAGTGAAACCCCTGCGTTCTTCGTCAATCACAACTATATAACCGTCAACTAATCCGCCTGGTCCAATAGTATCTACTAAATCGTCAGCCATTACTCCTCCATCTTCTGATAGAGGTATCATACAGTGCCACTCGTCAACTCGATTCTTATCAAGCTGTTCGTTTATATTATTAAAAATTTCGTTCATATCTTTCTCCTTTCTATCGTAATAATAATTTACTACTTTACTATTATAGCTACGAGTTTTACCAAAGTAAAACAACCGCCGAAGTTAGCAAAAGCCAAGCCATTAGTAACCAAAGTCCGTCATCATTTCTCACCTTTTATTATCGGGTATGTAAGTAATACATATATCCCTGTGCCTCCACACATATAGCAATCTTCTTCCTCGCCACCTGTTTCGTAGAAATGGTCTAGGTCGAATCCTTCCCCACAACACTCGGGGCAGTCGTTATTTTTCGTAGTATGTTCCTGCTTTTCCATAAAATCCCATTTTCTCTAATTGTAGAGCTAAATCGTCTAAACAATGTTTATTACCACTTTTTCCTAATGCTACACTTAAAGGGTCGTCCCAACAATCGTAGGTAGCCATTAACATATTGCGAGTAGTCTCATCGGGTATAGCTTTGACATAAGCTATAATTTTCTTTTGCCCTGCTACCCATGTTTTTTCACTTCTAGTTCGATACTCGAATTCTATTAATTTAAATTCTTTATCTAATAATGAAGGTTTGTAATTACCTTTACCTAATATATGTATATCTAAACTCATTTTACCTCCTCAATTATATAATCGTCAAGTGTTTCAGGTTCAAATAAAGGGTCTTCTATAAGACTGTTATTATTTTTTATCCAAGCATCTAAATCATCTGTAGTTCCTTGATATACTTTCTCATATCCAGGTTTATATATACCCCATTTTCTATAATCAAAATAAATTTTATATTTTTTATTTGGTTCACTCATTTTTTCTCCTTTTTATAAAGTTCGTCAAAAGTTTGTACTTCTCTTCTACCGCAAATCTCACATTCGAGCACATTTTGTAATACTCCATCTGCAGTTATTTTATGGCTGTTTCTTATATCACATGGTCCAATACTAATTCTTCTACCTTTACAATCTTCACTCATAATTTACTCCTATCTATAAATTTATATCTACTTTCTATATTTGGAAACTTCAGAAAAGTCTTAATAAGGTCGTCTTGAGTAGAGTCGCTAAATTCTACAAAATCGTCTAAAAAGTCTTTATCAGGCTCGATATTATTAGCCCTCAAATTAGCTAAAGTTTCCTCTCGCGTTCTACTCATTATTGTTTTCTCTTTGTGCTTTCATCCAAGCACTAGCAATATCTACAGCTTCGTGTCTCTTTAGTTTTGGAAATACTTTTCGTAACTCTGCAGGTGCTCCGTACATATTCACACCACCCATTTCTTGCATAGTATCTAACATTTCAAAGTATGGTTTATATTTATTTTCTTCAGTTTGCATAACTACCTCCCAATAGTTTTAGTGTCGTTAATAGTAATATACTGATATGCACCTTTGTTATAAGCGGGTGCAATCTGTTTTTTACGCTGTTCAGCTAGTCGCTGTGCAGCTTCCTCGCCACACGATGTACAGGTCGAATAACCTAGTTTAGCTCGTGCAGTCGGTATTTTGTCTCGGCATAATGAACATATCATATCTTTCTCCTTTCTTTTATTACGCTATAAATAGTATAGCTACGAGTAAAGCCAAAGTAAAGCACTACCACCATACGTGCATTACCGCACCACGTTTACCAGCAACGCCGAGTAAAGTCGCTAGGTCTTTAACTTCGCCGAGTGTATATTCAGCCCTATCCTTTATTTGATAAACTATAGTGTCGTCATCAATATCTAAAGGACAGTTTGTATCATTAGGGTCGCTACCAAACACACCATATTCTTCTCTAACAGTATGTAAAAATTCTTCTAATACTTTAGCCTGTGCTTTTAGCTCATCGTTTGTAACATACGGCGGGTCATCGTCTGATGATTTATGCCATATACCTCCTCGATGTTGCATAAGGTTATCAACTAAAGGCTCGTATGCTTTACCTCTAAATGAGCCATCGCTACCACTTCCGCTGAACATACCTCCGCAAAGGTTGATATCTTTTAGGCGTTCATCATCTTTATGAGTAAACGCTTTATCTTGGTCGTTACCATGTACTATATAACAATCTAATCCCATTATAATCTCCAAAACTCTATAGCAAATGCTATGGCTATTATAACCATGGCACTCAAAAACATTACTGCTTCCATAATTACTCCTTAATATAACAATCGTTTAATAGTAGTTTCTTGACCTTCGTCTTTCACTATATATCTATACAAACGATGTAGGGTTTGTTCTTCTTCTTCAAGACTATCACGTTGTATTATAGCGTTTTGCTCGCTACTATGTGATGAATGAAGTTGCCAAACATCTTTATTAGTTTCGTCAGTCCTTTGTCTTAATACTTTGTAGCGTAAGACTCTTTCCTCATGGTAATGGTTACCTTTTTCGTCGACATACAATCCGTCGTCTACTCTAGTAAATTTACCTTCTGGTTGAAATGTAATTTTCATAGCTTTCTCCTTTCTTAAAATTAACTATAAATAGTTTACTTACCAGCAAACCGAATGTAAAGCAAGGCGGAGAGTGAGCTATGAACAGGGCAAATAATAACCCCTTTGGAGACCCACTCTCCTATTAGGTGGTCACGGGAGTAAGGTCGCTAGTTTGCATACTCTTTGACATGTCTACCCAACAGTAATCACCTAAATAAAGTCGGTGGTCGTGCAGTTGGCTCCTCAGGGACTGCTTGTCGTATACTACCATTCCAGACCACCTATCTTATATACCATCTAGTCTCGCCACGCATCGTATTTTAACTAGTATCTTAGCCTACCCTTATTTGTGGAGCTTATCCCACTGCTTTGTAGGTAGCATATAATGTTCAGAAGGTAAAGTCAAAACTAATTAAATCACCTCTTTCGTTAATATTGAACCGCTCTATAGGTCGAGTGTAATTGCTGTAACAACTACCTTTTACTCTTCACAATCGCAGTATCAATAAAGTTTTCAAACCCAACGATACACTCCTTACAGTGACGGGAAGCCTAACTGTCCCATTATGTATTGTCTATCTAGTTTCGACTTTACCAAAATCAATCTTTCTTAAATAATCCGTCCTCCAATTTTCCTGTGCGGTCTTTTATTTCATCCCACACATGTTCTAAACACTCTTCTAAAGTCATATTATGTTGTGCTGCTAATACAATCAACACCACTACACAATCACCAATACCATCCATAACTCCTTGTGAATCTTTATAGGCTATAGCTTTGACAGTTTCACCTACTTCTTCCATAAGTTTCATCGTTTGTGCTTGAATATCGTGATACTTATAAGCATAACCATTATACTCTGGTGAGTCTATAAGTAAGCCACGTTCTTCAGCCCACCTCTCTATTTGTATTATTTTATCTTCTCTCATAGTTTTCCTCTAAATATATATCTAAGTGCATCAAGTTTCTTTTTGCTCAGATGTCGTAAGTTTTTCGGAACCTCTTGCTTTTTCGGGGTACATTTCTTTTGCCCACTTGTCGATTTGTTCGATTGCTGCTCCATAAAATACTCCTGTTTCATGTTCTCTAGCAAGCCGTGCCATTACATGCTGTGCTTGCCAGTTTGCTAAATTAGGGTGTAGTTTTTTAATATCATCTATTGTTATTTTAACACCCAACTCTAAATCTGATAAAGCTGTATATTTATTAATCACTACTTTCATCTTTTTGCCTATCTAATCTAGTATCGATGTTCGCTAACATCATAATACTATTTTGCGTATGAGCGTGATGTAAAGCTTGGATAATATTTGTCCAAGCATGTTGGACTTTATCTTTAGCATTTTCGTCATCACTTATATCACAATAAAAATTAATTATCTTTTTAATTGTATTTACATCTTTACTTTGAACTAACATATTAATACCCCTTAGTCATGTGTTCGTAGCAGTTTTTACCATTTAACGATAAAGGTAAACCACATAAACATTTTTCTTCATTACCATAATAAACATCAAACCATATATCAAAAAAGTGGCTTACGTCAGCAACTTTGATTTTAGTATAAGGTTCGTATATCCTATGGTAATCCCATATTGCTGAAGATACGAACTTATATGCTCGTAATCTATCTTCATCAGACATATCTAAATAGTATGTTAACCTACTGATATGCCGTAATGTTTCGTCTAATATCTTTTGTAAATCCATATATTCTCCTTTCTATAAAAATTGAGAGTGTGTGCCGAGTGGGTCTTCCTCGGATTTGCATGCGTTTTTCCCCTACACACACCCTCGTCTAGTTGTGGGTATGAACGACTGTAAATCCTCACAACTAAAACTTAATAATAGTTTACTTAAGACTAACGCCAAAGTAAAGCACTAATAATATCCCGCGATTTCCATTCCAGGCTCGTCATAAAACGCTGTAATACTAACGCCATCACGTTCTTCTTTATATATCTCGCGTAGGTGAGCCACTGCCATTTCTGGCGGCGACCATGCTGTACTGAAACGATATTCTAAAGTTTCATTAACTTCGCATAACTCGTCGTCATACGTATTCCATTTAGTACCCCAATTCATGATATTCCAGTCATACCACCTATCGTCGTTTTGACCAGTGCTAGCAAATTTCCAAACTTCACCTATTGCTTCAGGAAAAGTATCGTCTTTTACAGGTAATTCACCAACATCACCGTATTTCTTATCAACCGAAACCCATGACTTTTCTTTACCTGTCAAAGGTGTTTTTGACCAATTAGGTGCTGGACAAATATTATTTAAATCGAAACAAGTTTTTTCAGACTGTAAAAATTCTTTAATTTCTTTAGCCTGTTTTTCCGACTTACAATGTATTTCTACTTTATTAAAACAATGGTTTGGCATAATATCCTCCTAATCTAATAAAACCATATATGCTTTGGGCTCGTATTGTCTAAACCAATCTAAACCTACACGCATACTATCGTAATCTTCAAATAGTTCACAACCTTTAATCATGTCGTAAACTGCGATTGCATCGGCGGGTATCGTTATACTTTCGCCACTATAAGGGTTTTTCACTTTTTGTGGGTCACCCTGATATTTTTCTATACCTTTCGGATAATTTTTTTCTCTATCTTTCATAACTTTCTCCTTTCTTAATTAGTTATATTAATACTTTACTTACCAACAAGCCGAAAGTAAAGCAACGTTATTTCATTTCTTTTTCAGTAAACATAGTATCGATAGTATCAATTACGCAGTTAATAAAATCAGCTTGGTCCCAACGTATTTCTGATTTTTCTAAAACTCCATCAGCCATGTTAGGTACTACAACATTGTTGAGCTTACGAGCGAGTGCTATAGCATTAGTTTCTATAACAGTGCCGTCATCTTTAGTTATTGTGATTTGCATTATTTACTCCCATTTAAATAATAAGTGATAAGGCGTTGTTCATATGAGCGTAGTTCTCAAACTGGATTTATACTTTAATAGCTATCCACTTTTCCGCTAACCTTATCGTGTGAGACTGTACTATTGAGGCAATACAGTCTCACGGTTTCCAAATTATACTTCAGATAGGAAGCCTTCGCTTACTAATCTATCTTTGTAAAATCTGAAAATTCTTAAAGGGTCTTGGCATGTAGACAAGAATCCTTTTTTAACAGCTAGTGCAACTAAGTCTTGAGCAGTAAACTTTTTAGGGTCTAGCTCAGTCTTTTTAGCTTCACTAATTGTTTGTAATAAAGCATACATTTGCGGTGTAAAGCCAGTTTGTTCAGGCATAGTGCCACTGAACGTGTAGCTTTTTCTCGCTGCACCTCTAGTTTTTGCGACAGGCTTTGGCACTTTTGTTACTTGTGCTTTGCTTATAGGCTTGTCTGCAACAACCTTTGGCGGCATACTTTTAGATTTTGAAGTAGTAGTTGCTGTTCGCATATCTTTCTCCTTTCTAAATATTAATTTAATCTGCTTTTATACAGACACCAAGCTTTACTATACTTACCACTTTTACGAATGTAAAGCAGCAAGTTCATTAAGCGATACGCCAGACTCTTATACCTGATGTTTCTACTGGTGTAGGATTAGAAGGGTCAGATATTTCTTCAAGTCTATAACGTAATACAAACTTCCACTCAGGTTCTTGTTTTTTACAAAAAGTCCTAGTAGATTGTTGTAATCTATTTTTTGCACGAGTTGCATTATCATCTTCTCGCAATTCAATAAAAACTGAATCGCCGACTTCCATATCGCCCCATGCGTATTGTGAACCTCTACCCCTGATATCTTCAGGGATAGGAACTCCTTTTTCTATATTAAATTTCATTAGTGTATATCCTCG